AAACCAAGGAAAACCCCTTCAATCAACAAAAGAAATACCTTCCAATCAATGGGAGTATCTTCAATCAATAGGATTCCTTTCTAAACAGGGGTAATACTTTACCGTTAAGTGGAAACGCAAAGCGGTTGCGAGCGATGGTGGGTAGGGTGTTATTGGTGGTAGATATTGTCTGTTGGTGTGGGAGTGATGCGGAGGGAACCAAGGGAAACGGGCGGCGGCGATGGCGTGGGGTCGGCCCCGCTGGTCGTCCGTTCCCTGTTCTCCTTTGGCGGTAGTGTAATATTAAAAATCTGATAGTGATATGACGAAAGAGGAAGCGAAAGAAAGGTTCGGTGACAATATAATAAACAAACTATTGTCGCTTGGTGCTGAACCGACAAACGTATGCAGGAATGACGATATTGTGGAATGGTGCAGTGATGGATGCATAAAAGTGGGCGATATTGAAGTATGGGCTTACTATTACTTTTATGAAGGAGAGAACCCTGATTTATGTAATTGGGAGGATCGTATGGAGATAGAGGTAGAGGAATGTTGGATTTAAAATCGGTTGATATGAGATTCATTTATTTAATGGAGCTTAGAGGAAAGGATATATGCGTAGGCGACAAAAAGTGCAAGAGGGTAAAAATATATGTAGGCAGGCCGTTGGCGGATACGCCTAAAACCTATAAACGAATAGGTGGATTTGTAGCAAAAGAACTATCCAACGCTTATAACAGCGGTTGTGTTTCCATCTATGAAGCAAAGGATAAAACGCTCAGATATTCGGTTTATCGAGACGGTTGTTTTTATCCTTATTACGGGAAATTAGAGGTGGCAGAATAATACCAAGGGGAACGGGCGGCTGATCTGCGTGGCGATACCTTCGCTGGTCATGCGCCGTCCTGTCTCGTGGGACGAGCTTAAAAAATGAAGATATGAGAAAATTGCAAAAAGAACTTTTAAATAAAAAGATGTCATTGCATCAGGCTCTTATGTCGATGGATGTATTGAATCCTGATTATGACAAATTGAAACGGGAGGTGAATCGTTTTGACGACATATACGATAGATATATGTCGTGTTGTGGCTATACTAGATACTGGTATATAGCTGGGAATAACTACTACGGAAATTATCATGTGGTTGGTGTCTGGTTGAAAGGCGATCGTGACACTTTAGAAGGATATAAATTATATACCAATAGAATAGAGGCTGAGTTAGTATGTAATCATTTAATAACTGATTGACATGTATAATATAGAATTAGAGGCTATCAATGGAAAGGGGAATTAATGTAAAAGCCTTAATATTTAAGGGTAAGAAAGAGATTATCCTATATGCGGATGCCATAGGTACGTCGGATCTGGATTCCCCGTATATAAGTATTGACACTGAATGGGTTGGCAGGATATTCAAGCATTTCCCGGAAAAAGCGTGGAATAATACTATCATAAACATGAATATATGTGTTGAGTACGGAACTGGTGATATATGGTATTCTAGGGTAAGGACATTTGAGGGAGGCTGTTGTTCGGAATATATTCTTACATCTCGAAAACCTAGAAAGAATAACCGGAGAGAGTTTGTGAATAATCCCGAAGATCAATTATTGGGTTTTGATACGGTAAGGGAGATTGTATTTGGGATGAGGAAAGAATTAAACATTGATGAGAGTGTTAATGTGAAATTCGATTATGAGATTATTTGAGGTGGTTAATGATACCAAGGGGAATGCGGGCGGCTGCGGGGAGGCTGGACAGGCCTTGTCGCCAGCGCCGTCCCTTTTCCCTTGGAAACAATAGAAATAAATATGGACGAAATAGAACTACTAAGATTACAGGATGAAGCGCTATCTTACCTTCGTGATAATATTACAAAGGATGAGGCGTATTATATCCTTACGACCGATAAGGATATAATAGAGATTCTTATAGCTGATAAGAAGGACGGAAGCAAACGTATCAAGATTCTTGATATGGAATATACTGTCGAGAAGGATGATATGTTATTGTTATTCGATACTGATGGGATAATAGACGAATGTCTTTTGGTTGCCACATACATAGGGGTAAATATGTATTTTCGCAGACAAGATGTCAACGCTATTTTGAATAATATCAATAGAGAGAAAGTTATGAAATATCCTTACATAGCTATTCAGTTAGATAATATACAGACTATAGAAAAGCGTAGGGTTATATTCGAGATAACCGGTCATAGGGTGGATTATGATAAGGTGGATTTTATGTTTGTTTATTTTATGGCTAGAATATTATGAGAGCGAGAAGGACTGTGAAAGAAAGAGATATTGTGAAGATATTGGTATTCGGGTATGATAGGACGCTTATAAAATCCATTAAGGATTCCGGATTCAGAAGTATGTCGGATGTAATATCGTACGCCAATAATATGGTCGGGGATAAGCCCATTGATCATATTAGGGTGTCGAATGAGGCTCGTGGATGGTGTGGGTCATATACTAATTATGGTAAAAGGATAGATTAGTTTGATAGGAGGATATGATATGAGAAGGATTATAAAAGAGAAAGACGATATCAAGGTATCTATATTTAACGGGTGTAGGTTGGCTCGTGTTTTCATTGATTCTGGGTATAGGAATATAGCTATGGTGATAGCCAATTGCGGTAGAATAGCTAATGGTTGTTATCATATACATCATATTGAGGTGGTAAATATGGATAGGGGATGGTATGGCACATATACCGCTGATGGAAAGAAAATTAATTAATATAAATAACATCATGAATAATATCATAGAGAACAATGATGGGGTAAAAAGAAAGGTAAGGGTATATGATTTCGGCGAGAAGGTCGCTGATAGATATACTATTGTATGCGTAAGTGACAGGAATAAAGATTCAAGAGGAATCTTATTTTATCCGATGTTCACTTGTAACGAAAACCCGTCGCATCCGCAAGGAATAGGGATGTATGTAGGGGACTATTATCCTCATAAGGGAGGTATGTACAACTTAGGTAGAAGGGTGAAGGATATAATGTCTTTGCCTAAAGAAGTGATTAGATACATAAAATGGGTAACAACAACATGAATGAAATAGTTTACAACAATTACGATTTGGTTGCTTTCGAGCAGAATGGAGAAGTGGTAGTAGCCGTAACATTCTACAGGTATTACAAGAAGAAAGCTAAGGGCGAGGTTAATTATAGATGGAGAACCAGATGCCCGGAGTTGGTGGATAAGATCGTAAAACACCGTACCAAGGTATTTACCGGTCAACTTATCCAGTTAGCGAAAGCGTATGGGGAGAAAAAGGTTATAAAATATCAAAAGGAGGAGGAAGGAGTATGTCAAAATACGATAGAGACGCTATAGAGATATATATACTGGATCATATAGATACAGATAATTATGGTAAGCAGTTTAAATACGATAGGGAATATATGTCTTTTATGCTTAATGTGTTTAAGAATGAGTATAAAGAACATATCAAAAGGGATGGAATTAAGAAGGCTTTTGAGGATTACATAATGAGCGTTCCGTCTATATTCAGGATTCATATAGCGGATTGTGATATTAGATATTTATTACGTTCATGGGGAGTGGAGTTTGATGAGGATGATGATGAGATATACATCTTATACAAGAAGATCATAAGAGAGGTCTTTTTTAAGATGTGTGAGGATATGAAAGTTTGTTAATGTTGAACCAAACCTTGGCGGGGCGGAAGGATATATCATGATCGTACGTGTACGGATATGATCCGGGGTCGGTTCCCGGCGCCTTGGCACAACTTAATTAAATATAGATAATATGGACAATGTTTTAAAAAGAGCGGCAGCGGAACTGAAAGAAGCCGGTTGCAGGGTTTTTGCGTGGCAGGATGATACTTATAATAGAAGTTGGAGTAAGGGTGATTATATAATGTTGTATTACGCCTTCCCTGATTCGCCTAACATCGGGTATCTGAGTCGTGGGGAATATGGGATGAGCGTAGCATATAGTAGAGCCTATATACCGAGCCGTGGAAGTGGATCGGGGTGTCATATCAAGGAGGAAGCTACGTTCGACCTTGAGACGGCGTTAGACGTGCTGAACGGACCGTTGCCTAGTTGGTGTAAGGCTTATGGGGTTTATCCAAAGCGGTATAAGGATATTGATGGATGGTACAATAACAATAATTATAACAAAAAATTATTTAAGGAAATTTGATATGGAAGTAAAGGATTGGGAGAGTTTGGTTTTGAATACAGAAGTAGGAATGCACTGTTTTGTTACATTAGCTGACGATAAGGATATTAGTAGAGGATATGCGCAGATCAGACGTGCGGAGCATTTCGGATATAACATCTGCTTCACCCGGTTATATGGAAATAAGTTTTATTTCGAAAAAATAAAAGAAGGTCGTACACAACAATATATCAATAGGAGGAAATGATATGGTGATAGAGTTTGATTTTGAGATATACAAAAACGGAGATTACGATAAGGTATATCTCCGCAACGGGAAAGAGCCAAGAATATTATGTGATAATGGGAAGGGTGATCGTCCTATAGTCGTGATGGTTGAGGATGATAACGCGGATGATTATATTATTCTACGTTATAACGAAACTGGCAGGAGAAATATCAATAGTCAATCGAGTCTCGATCTTATGTTATCGGTAAAAGAACGGGAGCCAGAGTTGTGGGTTGTTGTTATATCTTACATGGATAATAAAGATAAGAGACAAAAGATGGTCTTGCCTAATTTTTTCTCAAAGAATATAAGAGGGAATATATATCTTCAAGGAAGCTCTAAATCAAGTGTATCATATTATGTTGATAAGTTAGAAGAAGATAAGTGCTTCGATGAGCTATGCGAGAAGATAAGGGTAAAGAGAGATCGTATTTATAACATGGAAATAATATCACTATCAGATGACGAGGCGACAGTTTAATCAGTTGATAAATGAGCTAGACGGCAAAAGCCCGTTTATCGTATTACATAGGGATGCCGTTGCGCCTAAATACGTGGGCGTGGAGGTGTCGAAGGATGGGATGGTATACAGATATGCGATAATAGGGATAAACGATGAGTATAAGGCTAAAAAAGCCCTTATTTCGAAAATATTAGGCATAGCTAGTTACCTAAATGGCAATAAGCCCTTAAAAAAGGGTTAATTAGATGTATTTATGACCTGCGGCATCATATACGATATAATGCCATAAATGACGTTGTATAGAGGATATGTATGATAATATGATAGATAACGCATTCGTGTCTTGATATCATAATATTATGCCATTATATCCTCTTTTTGTATAAAAAGAATAACGAATAATATAAATATCTTGGATATGGATGAAATTAAGATAGGAGCTGAAATTGTGTTTAATATAACCGGCAACCATAATATAGGATATGCTAAATGGGAAAGGTATATTGGGACGGTGTTAAGCAAGGATCACCGATCACGTCTTTATGTACGGACAATAGGAATGCCTAGGGCTTGTATTGATGAGCGGGATGTAGAGTGGGTTATTGATCCAGATGGGGATTTTGATATGGATGAGGCGATCCCGAATCCTGTGGCAAGGGAGTTGTATAAGTTGATGGGTAGGTACGTTTATACGTTCGGTAGGTCTCATGAAAGTATCAATGGCTATATCGTGTACGAGTGTATGATGATGGACAGGGATTTAAGATATAATGTTATGTATGCGTTGCATGATCATGGATTTGAGATACGGCATATTGATAGTTATTCTTGGTGGATGACCAATGAGAGGTTGATGTCCGAGGTGACATACACGGAGGGGGATATTCATATAATCGTTCATGAGTGTATGGAGGATTATGTGGATAATGTGAAATTCGGGGAGGAGTTTTATAAAAACAAGTAAACATGATAAGATGCTTACTTGTGATGACGATGATAATATTGACACCACCAAAAGGGAACGGAGGCATGCCCCTCGCCCCGAAGCCGGCAGTGGTCGAGACACGGGTATGGGATAAGCTGGCGACCGCCCTGTCTTTCGTGGAGTCGAGGAATGACGATCGGGCGCACAACGCCACTTCAGGGGCGTTAGGGAGGTGGCAGATGAAAAAGGTGTATGTAGATGAGGTTAATAGGATATTGTGTCTTAAACGGGAGAAAAAGCGGTATAGATACGATGATAGAACAAATCCTATCAAGGCTAGGGAAATGTTCGAGATATATCAATCTCATCATAATCCGAACAAGGATATAGATCGGGCTATAAGATTGCATAGGGGACTACATTCTACTAAATATGTTAAAGAGGTTAAGCGTAAATTGAGAGAATAAAAAGAATATAGGAGGATAAAGACATGGACGAGAATAAAGTGATACGGCCGATGGATTTTGTTCGGCTTACAAATATTGACGAATTAAATGTGATTAAGGACACTAAAAACCATATAGGGCTGGTGAAGGAGGTCGGTCGGGACGGGAGAATGAGTATAATATGGATAGGTGAAACTTACAGCCAGTTGGCGTGGTTCAAATCGAGCGAGTTGGAGGTGGTGGATAACCTTGTGAGCATCCTGACATGCGGGCTGGCTAACTTTCGAGGAGACGGGAAAGAGAGCGCGGATAAATTTTATCCAATGAATTTATGTTATATAAAGAGGGGGTGATATATGAAATGGGTGATAATAAAAGGAGTTAGATATCCTAGTTCCGTGATATCAGCATTTGCGGCATATAATATGGATAACCCCTTCTTGAAGGTCAGGATAAGAAACAAGTATCATATAGTGCCTTTTGATGATGTTAATAAGATGGCTAATCAGATGGTGTATTTAATGGACAACTATCCTGATTTCGTTCAGATAGGGAGATGGTGGATATCCAAGAAAGCGGTGATGTCTTGGGTTCCCAAGGGGCAGGCCGTGGACGGATCGGGCTGGGTCATATCCTTTACCCTGTCCTTTGGATTGGAGGGAGGGACGCAAATTGGATTTGATAAAGAAGATGAATACCTAAGTGAGATAGATAGGTTAAACGAGTTGTTTAATGTAATATTATAAGGGAGTATGTTGATAGATGTAAATAAATGGATTGATAAAAACGGGAGCTTCGATGAAGCCGGCGGCTTGGATTTAGTGAGGCACGGATATGAGTGGATTAGACGGATGCGTAAATTCGAGAATAAGGCAGATCGTCATACTTTTCAGAAAGTGTTTGGCAATAAAAGAGGCAATGAGTTATGGGACTATTTTTTAGAGGTAGGAAGATCTATCTTCATATTAGAAGATAGCTATTTCCTGATTAACGACAGGAACGTCTTCTCTTTATGTTTAGCAGAGTGTAGTGATTATGATCTATATGAGCTTGTTCATAATATTGATACGGATAGTGATCAAGGCAAATGATGTTGTTTAATTAAAAAAAATAAATTGTTATGGAAATTAGAGAATGTTTATCGGTTTATCTAGAGAGTGGATATCTTTTTGACGATATGTCAGGAAGATTAAAGTGGTTTGAGATTGATAAGATCTTGATCAGTTTTACATATGGAGTAGTTAGATATGTAGGAACATGGGGAGGATGTAGGACTGAGAAGACATTAGATGGGAAATTATTTTATTCGTCCGAAGAATGTTTTAAAAAGGGCGAGAGCATTCCTAAGACAAGACTATCAATATATGATGTTTTTGAGTCATTATATGGGTTCATTCCAATAGGTGATGTGTGGAAATACAAAAACGGAAGAGCTGTCAAGGATAAGTTGGAATATTTTGATGTTGAAATAGATGATAAAGGAAAAATTTATTGTAAGGAAACATATTACAGAACACGTGAAGATGTGTATAAATTCAATGACTTAACTGTAGTTGACAGGAATGGAGACATAAGGTTAGTGGAATCATCAAAAAGTAGATTAATGCTTAGTAATGATCAATTGGATGTCGTGGAGAGAATGAAAGGCATCATTGATGACATGGTTAGGTTAAAGATGATTATGTATATTGATCAAGACTATAATCTTTGTTTTCTGCCGGGAGATAAAATAGAAGATTTGACAATGGATGAAACAGATGGATTTGTGGATACCACCGGTATAGTGACATCTATAAAATCTAAGGATGTAGTGGAGTTTTATGTAGAAAACCCATTCGTAAAGATAAAGGATGAATGATATCTGAATCTGGATTGTGGTGGTTCGTGAGAATAGCCACGATCATCCCTAAGCGTGAACATAAGGAGGTACGTATGTCATTCGATTGACGTTAGGGATCTAATTATATTAAAAAAGGAGGGATTATGAAAAAGATTGTATTAAAACTGTATGAGTTTGATGAGCTGTCAAAAGACTCACAAGAAAGGATCATAGAGCGTGAGCACTGGAATGTAATGGAGCAATGTATGGATGCTTATGGCATAGACTATAAAAAGTCAATGAAAGCCTTTGAGGATATGACAGATACTAGGGTTTATAATTGGGAAGTTGGATACGAGAGATATGATTTTAGTTATGAGTTTAAATACAAGGATCCTATTTATGAACACCCTACAGATTATCATCGTGATATATTCCCTGAGAATCTATGCGGTAAATTACTGTTCAGATATATCAACAACAATATTATGCCATATATTATCAAGGGCAAGTATTTCTCCACGTCAGGTAAATATATTGATGGGAAATACAAATACAGGCACAAGTATAGTAGGGTGATGTTTGACTATGGAGATAATTGCCCATTGACAGGGATGTGTTATGATTATTATCTCCTGAAACCTATAATTGATTATTACAATGCATGGTGTACTTATCCGGAGGATTTTTCTTTAGAGGATCTGATGAGACAATGTTATGATAACTTCTTCAAGTCATGGCATGAGGAGTACGAGTATTGGGCTGATAATGAAGATGCGATACGTGAGGAGCTTCATCATAATCAGTATGAAGATCGACTCTATTATGAGAATGGGGATGTGTATGTTGAACCATTAAATGAAATAGCATGAAAGTGATATGTACAAGGTGTGGCGGAACAAATATTGCTTGTGAAGCGATCGTAAATCCAAACACCGGGAAAATAATAGATTATCTTGATGAATCTTTTATGCATGCTAATTGTGGGGATTGCAAGGAAGAGGTAGTGATAACGGATGTAGATAGAGTCAAGAAAGATATTGATTCTATGTTTTTCGAGTTCGTTAAAAAGAATGGGAAAGAACCTGAATACGTAGAATGTCAGATCGTATGGAAAGACACAGGGGATGATCAAAGAACGACAATAAAGTTATCATTAAGCATCAATGATGATGATAATGATAATGTTTTCTATTACTGTAATGGGATAGAATCACTTAAGTCACTTGTGGAATATGGAGTAGGAGAGTTTATTGTAATAGATTGTTGGAGTTTTTTTAGTATTGATAATTTGTAAATTGATGAGATTATGAATATAGAGGTAATAAGATACAGGCTTCCAGTTTATTGGGCTTGCGCTCTGATAAATGATGACTATACTGGATTATGTAAAGAAGAATGTCAAGAAATAAAAAACTTCTTGAACATCGCAGATGGCTATCCGGTAGATGTGGATTGGGAAACAGAAGGGTTCTATCAATATAATGATGCAGGAACACTTCCGGGAAATTGTGCCGATTTTATTTTTCATAAGTTAAACGATTAAACATAAAAATATGGAAACTGCAAATAAACTAACTTTTTTAAGTACAAAATTCTTTACAGAAAACAAAAGGGAATACAGAATAACAGTCACGATATCGTTAGATGATGATTGTCATAACAATATGTGTGATTGGAGTATAACCGCTGACATTCGTTGGAAAAACGAATATGGGATATATAAAGAGTATATGGGAGGCTGCTGCCACGATGAGATTGCGAAACATTGTCCGGAATTGGCGAAGTTTATAACATTACATTGTTGTAATCATTATGGTGCTCCTATGTATCCGGTGGAAAATGGCATGTATCACATAAAGAATAGCGATAAGTCTGTGGCTATTGAATATTTACGTATATCAGACAAGGAATATTCCAAATTATCTGAAGCGGTGGATGATAAGATGTATTTCAAGTATCTGCTTTTCAATCTGGGAATTGTGGATAGATGGAAACATGAATCAGGCGAGCTTATTGCGGAACTTGAAGACCTGTGTGGAAAGAAATGGGTTAATCAATATAAGCCAGAAGAAGAAAGATTTACCCTGACACTAACGGACGAGGAACGTTTGCTTATTGAAGAGCGTATTAAAGCCGGGTATTATTCCGCAGAAAATATCGAAAAACGTAGGGAGGAGGCTCATAAGGCAAAGATGATGGAAAAGCGTGCTGAAATTTGTGAGCAATACGATAAGATAATCAGGGATGCGGAAACAGACAAAAAGGTAATGCTCTGTGTATTTGATTATGGATTGTCAACCGATAATGTGATATATTGTAATCACACGAACACTTTATCTTTCAACTGGTGTGATTATAGGGAAAAGATCACACAAGAAGAGTTTGATGATTTCGTAAATAACATGGATCGTTCTAAGTTATCAGAAGGGATTAAATTCGAGTTCAAAGCATGATCAAGAAAATGAAATCCAAAGAATATGCTTTAGGGGTGGAGCGGATGGATAAGGAGGTAGGGGCGCCAATCGATATCGCTCAGTCCCCTATGCTTATGGCGGCTTACGAGGCCGGATGGGATGGGGCCATGAGACATCTTGGAGGTATGTCTGTAGATGATGCGATAATGGAGATTCTTTTAGAAAGAATGATAGATATTGCATTTGAAGACGAAACAGTATGATAATAGAAAAATCATTAAAAATAAAGTTTATACAGAAATGCAAATGTGGAGCTGTCACTATCAGATTTAATAATGGCGCTTCTAACAGTATGCGTCAGGATATATTTGAACAATTGAATCTAGATACACGGGATGCTGAACGGCTTCCAGATTCATATTGTTGCGATCACTGTGTAAATCATTGGGGCATTGACGTATGTGAGTGTGGTTCCGGTGAACCTGTTGGAGAGTGTGAGTGTGGCTCTCAAAATGCACATGATACTTTGGGTGTTAAGTTTGATTCGATTGGAGCAATAATAAAAGCTTTTGGTTAATATGGAAAGGTATGAGTTTATGGGTTATTTGGTATCTGAAAATACAAGAATAGCCATTATTTATTGGGATTGGTATTATATGGAACGTGTTTATGAAATGATTGTGTAATGAAAGTAGTAAGTATATATTCAGCCCTACTCGGACAAAAGAAGCTGAAAGAACAATTTGTGGAAGATTTGCGAAATCTGCTGCATAGAGATAATGAATTACATATGATTTCCGGTAAACTTAGTTTTATCAAGTACTCAGAATTGAAAAACTGGTCGATCCGTCAGATTGCTAAAGAGGGCAGATTGTCTGAAGAAGATCAAGCGTTAGTTGACAAAGTACATCACATGCTATTAATAATAAATACAGATTTTGAGTCTGTTGTTAGAATGTTGTATAGTTTCCGCAATGGGCCAAAAGCAGGGATAAAAGTATATGACTATGAAAAAAATTACGAATGGACAAATAAAGATGGGAACGAAAAACTATCCACCCATAATTTACCCAAATCCCATTTCCGGTGGAACTGGCAACGATATACGCTTTCCAGAGAATCTGTAAAAAGAATAACTGAGTTTGTGGATAATATTTTAAAATCATAATCTTATGAACAAAGAACTCCAAGAAATAAAACAAAAATTGCTTGCTCTTAATGAAGAGAAGCGAGCGATAGAACAAAAGTTGATTACCGTTATTATGGCTGTTATCTCAGAAACAATCAAAGAATGTCCAATAAAGAAATTGGGGTCTGGATGTTTTATTGTACGTTGTTCTGATATAATTGGGAATCCGTGGAATCCGGAGTTTTATGACTGGGAATACGGGGCTAAAATTCTGATTGAAAAACTAAATAATGTTCCTGTTGATAGTTGGGAACAATATCTGGTGGATTTATTGAAAGGTAAACCGAGGTCAAAGGAACCTGTGTACTTTATGAAGTATGTCAAAAATAATAATTCATATAAGATACCTATAAACAGAGAATTTATAGTTAGGATTATCGAAAGGTTATAATATTAATAATTAATAATGAGATTTAATTGGTATGAACAATAGGATGATCGCTCATTTATGGGCAAACGAAAAGAAAGAATCTGCAAATGGTAGTAATTTCTTCTTTGAAGGTGAAAGTATTTATTCTTATGGCTATCACTTTGAGGCCGGAAGAATCGTAAGAAATAAGCGTGGTGAAAAAGCGTATTTGATTAATAGTATACATTATTCCTCTACCACAAGCAAACATCAATATTTTGTTCGCGTCGCAATACCAACTGACTCAAAGATATTTTCTGTTGGATATAATATGTCAAATACCGGTAATATGGCATTTGTCACCAGTAAATTGGAATCCATTAAAGATGCTATTGAAAAATACAAGAGGGTCAGAACTGAATTGCCTTATCGTGATGTTTGGGGAGTATTTAAAAATATGATGGATTATATCGAGTTCTTCGGTATGGGAACTCCCCAGCGTCTTCTTAAAAAGAGTGTAAACGAGTGGCTTGGAGCGAGTCATGAATTGTCACGGAGATCAGATAAGGTTAAACGTGAATATATCCGTGAATTAAAACGTGTTTTCCAGATATTATTGAATTATCAATCACTGGAAGTACTTGGAACTGTAAATGTGATTGTTGATGAAGTTTGTGGAGAGGGTACGTGGATTAAATACCTAGAAAGAATCAAAAGATTTGAAAAGAGTAGAGAAGAAAAAGAAAAGATAAAAATAGAAACATATAGAAAGGAACAAGAGGCTCGTAACAAATCATTGGAAAAACGGGTACAAATGTGGAAATCTGGCGAGATTTCCCAGTTGTATTATCGTTGTCTTGAGAATGGCCAACCGAACGTATGGTTGCGTATTAAGAATGGAAAAATCGAAACCAGTAAGGGTATCAAAGTAGAACAAACTGAAGCTGAAAGACTTTGGGGATTGATTAAAGTGTTCCATGATGGTGGTCAGTTCAAACGCGATTTGGTATTGGATGTAAACGGTCACAGATGGGCGTTCAATCGTTATGAAAACGATATACTGACTGCCGGATGTCACCGGATAGCGTATAGTGAGATGGAAGGTATTGCGAGACAATTAGAATGGGATTAAACAGCTATCAAGTAACATTTGAGAACTATGGCGATCACTATCAGATTTACGGGAGAGACATCCAAGATGTCATGGGCGGCGTTACCGGTGGAGCCGGCGTGTATGGGTAAGGCGGTCGGGGAAGCGGGGCGTCCGCCCATGTTCGTTGGATTGGCTGAATAGATAAAGCTGCAATGTAGTGATATAACTAAAGTGAAAATAACAATATAAATACATGTAAAATTATGGGAAAGAAAATGATAACAATACCATTTGATTTAGAGTTGGCAAAGAAAATCAACAATGGTGAGCGCAATGGAATGATTGTAACGGATGGCGATAATTACAGAGTAGAGTTTGTGTATCATAGGGAAGAGTCTTTCCCAATCCTAGGAGTTATCCATACTGATCACGGCATAATATCAGATTGGTTCTCAAATAATGGATTCGGAGGAAAGAATTATAGACTTAAGCTTAAAGTTCCAGAATATACCACATTCAAGGACGGAGATGTATTGAGTAATGAACAGGGTGATTACCTGTTTATATTAAATACGAACGGAGAATATCTTACATCTTTTCATGCATCATGGAAGAAGGGGAGGGGAGTCGTGATTCCTAGAAAAGCACATGCTGATTGTAATAATATTGAAAAATACAGACTTGCTACTGAGGATGAAAGGCAAAAGTTTATTGATGCTCTTAAAACAAGCAAAGAGCCTAAAGCCAAAATGTATTTGAAACAATTCTTTGGTATTGAAATAGAACCAGAATATAAATTCAAGCCATTTGATAAAGTTTTAGTAAGAGATACAGAAGACGATGATTGGCACGTAAGTTTGTTTGTTAGGAAAATTGCTGATGCTCAATATAAAGAAGAAAGATATGAATGCTTAAATGGGACGGGATGGATCTATTGTATTCCTTATGAAGGTAACGAACATCTTTTGTAAAAACATATTAAAATGGAAAATAAAGAACAGGATTTTATCAATCGATATAAAAATGTGCAAGAATCCATTGTGAAGGCAATGGACAAGGCATTAGAACGGGCAATAGGGAACAAGGTAATAGATTTCGAGAAGTGTGAAGGCAATTATTTGGACGTCTATCCTCTTATCGGGGCGGTTTTATAAAAAGAGCTGGATAGGGTTTTGGGAGGTAGCGTTAGTAAAGACATACATCGAAAAATAAAGAAAGACGCAAGAAAATATGCAAATGATTTTCGTGTGTGGATTGATTATGCGGGCGATTACAAATTTTCAAAATAAATATTAGATATGAAAAGAATAGTAACAGTACAGGATTTAATTAACGAATTAATGCTTGTCGTGAACAAGGAGGCAGAAATAAATGTAACGGTAGCCGGTGATGATTACGAGACAGAGTACACACCATATTTATATGATTTTTCGATCATTGATTTTACCGATGTCCATCCTGATGATGGGGAGGCGGAAGATAGGGTTGTTTTACAAATGTATCGTTAATAAGGCAAAAGATGAAAACAGTAAAATTATCTGATTTTTATCCTTATGACAAGGATAAAGGAGGGATACAAGGGTTACTCCATAAGTTTAAATATCAAATACTTAATTATTGGGGAGGAGATACCGGAATCCTGATAGGAATCACCCTGGTATATGAAAGACATTTGTGGAACGAGGAAGTTAAAGTAATATGATTATGGACGATAATAGGATAATGGAAGCGGCTAAATTGATAGCCAACTCCTCAGCAGCCTTAATACAGGCTATAGGGATGATGAGTGAGAATATAGAAAGGGCTAACAGAGGGGAATCTCTGGCTTATACCGAAGATCAGTTTATGAAACTAATTCAAGATAACGGAATAACGTATAACGATGTAATACAAAGGGGGTGGATATGAAAAACGTAGAAAGAATAAACGCATTAAATAAAGTTTATTATGAATAGAATGAAAATATTTTTTAATTACTTATTCTTTAGGGATATGGGTAATCTTGGTGAGGGATGTCTTATAAGCGCATTCATCTGGCTTATAATCATGCTTGCCATTATTGGGGTATTTTGCTTATACTAAAGATCATTTCATGAAAGTGATTCAAGATAATAGGATAACGTATAACAATGTAATACAAAGGGGTTAGAGATTATGAAGGACGTAGAAAGAGTAAATGCATTAAATAAAATGCTATTAAATGCGAACGTAGTAGCTTATGGAGCTATGGTTGATTTGATCAAGAGAACAGGGAGACTTGATCTTGATGTGAGTAGCGTAGGCCATATAGATGATTTTCCGGCTGAAATAAGGATCTTTACCGATAACGGGTTGATTTGTTTATCTATAACATCCGTGTATTTATCGGGGGAAGATAATTTGATGGTTGATGGATATGATGAAAACAATGATAAAGTTGATGGGGTGAATGTTTATTACGACCAGATAGACGAGGTAGTATATCTGGTTAAAATCATATTAGAAGAAATGGAGGGAAAAGATCATGGGGAAAGCAGTTAAAACAGATATAGAATATAAGGAAATATTAGAAAAATCACTATCAGCAATCCAATATCTAAGAATACATGGATTCTCGACGTACATGGAATCGGAGGGAATTGTTAATAGGATAATGATGTTTAAGGATAAGAATGAGATGAGGAATCGAAAGATTAAATCAATTCTGTAATGGTTGATCATAATGGTAGAGAGATATAAGTACAAGTGTATTGATGCTTATGAGGAGCCGGAGAATCCAATGGAATGGTTGCCGTGTCCACGATGCGGCCTCCGGCCTCTGGTCTGGGAGTTCGATAACGGGAGAGCCACGGCGTGCGGATGCGGGACAGACTGTTATAGTCATTGGAGCGTGCAAGCGGAAAGTATTATGTCGGTCATAAAAAGATCTGATAATGGTAAGTCGGCTGAGGCGTATGATATTGATGAACTTAAAAATAACTGGAATCATTGGGTGAGGACAGGGGAGATACTGTTTACGCCGGGAAATGGGAGATGGTAATATAATTAACAATTTAAGACATGGATCATTATTTGGATACAATTAAAACAATATTAGATAGATGTGATGATAACAACACATCTCCTAGTATTGATGACATGGAGATAATAAAAATAAACCTATGCAGAATAATTCAAACTCGTTACGGAATAACTCAGTTATGGTTCATCCCGTTGATAGAAAGAATACAGAATGCTTGTTGTAGACATTACGATGATGTTGATATGTTATGGGAAAATTTTGTTAAAAAAATGACTGAATAGGAGGGATAAATATGAGTACAAAAACAAGTAAAGAATATAAAGCGATAAAGAATTATATCCATAATGAGCTTGGGCTTACCAAGGAAGATATAATCAATGTAATTAGATCTGATATAAGACAATGTGTTGAGAGGTGTATGCGTAATACTTACGGGGATGATAATAATTTAGAGCGGTGGATTAAGGTTATGGTGGAGAATGAGCTTCAAAAAAGAGATTTTAACATCGTTTCAAGGATGGTAGAAAAGGTATTACGAGATAAGATGTTGGATAATATAGAGATTATTGTAAGAAACAAGGATATAAATGATTGAGGATATGAAAGATGAGGATATTTTAGATAAGGCAAGAATGGAGGGCATAAATCAAGGGATATGGCTGGCGGTTCAGGAGCTAGCCCACGACGGGCGATGGACGCAAGCCGCGGAGGAGCTGATATCTTCTTGTGGATTGACCGAGGATGAATGTAGGAAGCTGCAAGAAGAAAGCGAATCATTCAATGATGAGATGATTAAGTTTATTGACAATATGTTTGGACGTGAGAATATGATAAGTGAAGGCAGTACTATAAGTGAAAACGATACTATATGTATAAATATTAAGTATCATAAAATAGGGGAAGTCTTTAACTATAAAGTTGGTATGTCTGAAATGACATTAAGAGTAGATAAGTGTGATAGATGTTCGGGATGCGCTTTTGAAAATTATATATATGATTGCGTAAAATCAGGTTGCTTGGGATGCGAAAGGGAAGATGGGGAGAGTGTTAGATATACAATAGTTAATACATAATTTACAAAGCATCATGAATGGAGAGAATATAATACCTAAGATAACAGACAAACGTGGGATGTTATGGAAACAGCCCCATAGGAGATACATAGAAATTGATGAGGAATACGCTTTAATGACCAAACAAACCTTTGAGGGTCTTAGAGAATATTCAGTAACGATCCCATCGGGGGAATATGAAGGGAAGATGTGGAAGGCCAATAGAGGAGGTATATGGTATCTATATTGGTATGATCATGACGATAATCCATCAATGATCAAAATAGAGCGAAGAGAAATATTGTTACTTAATTAATACAAAATAATATGGGAGATAGAGTGCAAGAAGCCAAAGAAGAAGGCATAAGACAAGGAATATGGCTATGCATACAAAAATTGGTGGAACTGGAAAGGTTTGATATGGCAAAATATTTTATGATATCCTTTGGATTTAATAAAAATGAGTGCGAGGGGTTATTAGATAAAAATGGTCTAAACGATAAAATGGATGTATTTATCAACCGATTATTTAACGAAAATAATCATATAAGGTATTTGAAGGATATAGGATATCATAAGATAGGTAGTATATTTAAATATAATACCGGCATGGAGAAAATAGAATTGGAGGTAATAGAGATTGATGATAGCAGTTGTGATGGATGTGTATTTAATAACAGGGGTTATTACTGCATGTATTCTTGTTGTTGCAATATAGATAGGGAAGACAATACAGATGTCATATACAAAGAAGTAAAAAGATCATGAGTTTAATAGATAAATTAGAGGATTTGGTGGTTAAGGTAGATACCGAATACCAACAGAAGATGGAGGCGGTGATCCGGGAGATAGTTCCGGGGATGCCGGAAGGGAACGTGCGCCATGCCGCCGAGTGTATGTGTACGGACAGGATGGGGAGCATGATGGATATCGATATTTATATATTAAAGGAAGAGGATAGACCTTACGAATGCCATTATCTAAAGGATCTGCTGGAGGATAGGGTAGCTAGAATAGCCAAAATGCATGAGGATGAAAGTTATACATACAATATGGATGATAATTATTGGTGCGCCACATGTGGATCCCATTCTCATAAAAAGGATTCCAAGACAGGGTATTGTTGGTATTGCGATACAGTTAATTGGGTTAAAGAGGATGGGAAGGATGTTGGAATATAAAAACAAGCAATTATATAACAAGGAGGAATAAACATGGGAAGAGGTGTTAATACAGGCGCCTTGTCTCCGGTCGGCGGTATCGGGGAAATACGAATGCGAGCAAACCTGCGAAAAATAGTGGCGTACAAAGATTTCGCGAAACAGATGGTCATGGCACAATACGAATGATAGAGGAGATTGGTGATTAAGACATTAAATAACATTAAACATGAAAAAGAGTAGAAGAATTGTAAAGAAAATGAGCAAGAAGAGCCTTATCAACAAGAAGGCTCTTCGGTATATTATCGCAAACAGTAATTTATGTAAACATGCGATAAGAGAATTGGAATTAGCCGGATATAGCAAAGAAGAGGACGGTCCTAACAAATGGATGCGCGAACAGGTAATAGAAGCTGTCGCGCTGTTCTCTTCTCATGGTAACAGCGAATTCTCGGCACCATTTGAAATCAATCTCGTCAAGAAACTTTGCAGTTTTGATATAATCTCTCCTTTGAGATTTGACGATGGCGAATGGGAAAAAATAGGCTTAGACGGGAGTTGCCAGAATAAAAGAAAATCATCGATATTCAAAGAGCCGGACGGGAGTATCCATGATGTTGATGCATTTTCAAAAGTTCCTGTAAAAAAGTTTTTATTCGCCACTCGAACGTGGACGGAGAACATCCATAAGATAGGATGGATAGGAGGGTTGTTTGAGACGGACGAAAACGGAATACTCACTGGAAGATATTTTGGTAGATGTAATGTAAAAGACTATCAGAACGGATATATGCCAAAAGGCAAGAAAGAAATACCATGCAGGGAGATAGAGATATCGCCGGACAATTGGATTATGACAGTTGAATCAAACAATGAGGCTTTGATTGAATTGTCAAAGATTTATGATATAGTCTGGCGACAATGCCCTTGCTTGAAAGGCATAATGAATACCAACGTTACACCGGAACTTGAAAGATTGGCATGCGAACAAATGAAGGGATAAACAATGAATGACAAATTTGTAGACATGCCGAAATGCATGGCGGACAAATACGAAAACGCCGACTTTATTGCCAGCGATCCCGTCCAGTTCCCAAGGCGGTATTCCGGGCGGGACGCGGAGGTCAGTGGGTTCATTACTTCGTGGCTCTCGTTCGGGAATCGAAAGGCGATCATCGGGGCGGCGGAGATGAGGAAATGTCTTGATAAGATATTTGATTTGGCGATTGATGAAAGGCTTAAATAATTAAACACAAAATCATATAAGATGATAACTTCTATAAGGATAGACGACAACAAGAAGACTCCATTTAAATATATCCAAAAGATAAAAGCGTTCAAAAATGGCTCTGAGTTTATATTCAAGCCCGGCGTGAATGTGATTGTAGGCAAGAACGGGAGCGGGAAATCAACCCTCCTGAATATGATATCGAAGTACATGTTGTGCGAGAAAAAGATGTGTTCTGAATTACCGTCAGAAGCATTGTATTTCCCGGATATATTTGATGATGACAAGGTGCTTGACGGGATCAGTATTAAGTCGGATTATATCGGGAAGGTATTCCATCTCCTACAGCAAACTGAAATGAGAAAGGATGATATATTGGATAATATCAATAATTTAAGTTTGTATATGAATGGAGCATCTAGGTCCTCTGGGGAGAAGAACCTTCATGCCATGAACTCGCTCTTTGATTTTGTGTTTAACCAAGATGAGTATGCGTTTCCGATACAGAAGCTTATGGAATTTAAGAAAAAGTCAAATGAGTTCTGGGCAAACAGGATCGACAATCTTTTAAAATACTACAAAGACAATCATGTGGTATTAATGGAGAAGGATTTTGAGTATACAATCCTTATGGATGAGCCGGACAGGAATTTAGATATTGACAATATCATGGATCTGTACAAGGTATTGTCATTTCATAAACCGCAAACACAAATTATAGCCGTAATTCATAACCCGGCTTTGATTTACAAGTTGAGCAAGCTGGATTGCGTGAACTTTATTGAGATGACAAAAGGGTATTTGAAGAAAATTACTGGTTTTATGAATAAAAAATAAGAAAGGAGATGAGAGAAGAATTGAGAACAATAGGATCAAAAGGACGCCATGTGTTTACAGCAACCTTTGTTAGATTTGGATTTAGGAATGGATACATTGGACCTGTAAAAACGATGCTTTTACAAGATGTGACACTTGATAGCAAAATAGTATCAGATCATTTGTGGTTCGATTTAACAAAAGGATTTAGTGGTGCTGATTTATCGCCAGGCGATGTGGTTGAGTTTTGCGCAAGGGTTAGTGCTTACGAGAAAGGATACAAGGGGCACAAGGATGATGTACTTAATAGACCGATAGAAAGAGACTATCGATTATCAAGACCGACAAAAATTAAAAAGATCGGGAAGAAATTAATATTAAAAGATGAGGGGAAATAATACATGATAATTATATGCCTAAAAAATTTATAATTTATTAAAATATAATGATATGAAAATTCAAGTAGAATTAAATTTGGAAGATGTATTCGAGGAAGCTATGTACAATGAAGCGACGTTGAAAGAGGAGTTTACCAGCTCGGTCAGGTTAGCCGTAGTACGTGAGCTTAAAGAAAAGTTCAAGAATGAGTTAATGAGGGAAATATCCAATCCGATATCAGAGAAGATTGAGGATATAGCGAGAGAATCAATGAACGATCTTGTCGAGAACGCCAGCGAGAAGAAATATAGATTCAGGTTAGATTATATGGATGAGGAGTTGACAGTAGACGAGTTTATAAGAGGCAGGATGAAGAAAGTTGTAGACAGAAACATCGAGACAATGGTAGAATCAAAAGCCAAATCTTTTGTCAATGAGTTAAGGAAAAGGTATGATATGGCGTTCGCTGCCTTTATCGTAGATAACATGAGAAAGCAAAATATGTTGAAGGATGAGAAGATAGCTGAACTGTTAAAAGATAATCCAGATGAGAGGTAGGGAGGATGCCAAAGGAAGGCGGCGATCGGTGCTCATGACACCGCCCGTACCGGAGAAGGTCAGGGTATTATCCCCGGCATGGTATAGGGCGGCAGTGGAGTTTCAAGGTAGGCCGGAGCAGGAGCGACTAGCCTTTTGCTCGTGGTGTTGTTGTCATGGAGGGTGTAATTTGTGTATGGATATAAGCAAATACAATATAAAAGGGCTTAAGATATATGGAGGATAAGGTGATTATATACCATTTTACGATTTTAGTGTAAAATGGTATATAATCACCTAAGCGTATTAACTATTAATAATGTTTATTTAATTTAATTCAAAAACAAAATGTCTACTTTTGTAGACACATAAAAATTACACATATGAAAAAGAGTAAATTTGTAAAGGAGTTAGAGAGGATCATCGATATGGTTAAGACCGGGGATGATGGTTTCGAGTATGGTGGTAAAGTCATTCTCTATAAAGAAAATGATGATAACTATAAAATCTTGGTAAAGGACATCAATATGGATCTGGAGGTAGAGGCCAGTGTTATGGCTAGTATGGATGATAAGACTTTTGCCTATTTTATGAGTGAGGTCTATAAACAAAAGTTTATAAAGGCTATAACGATGTCGGAGGATGAGGATGATGAAGACAATTGATAAGATGACCGATCAGGAGATATATGATCTTACTGATGAACAGGTAGAGAAATTGGTCGTAATAAGATGTGCGGAGGAAGGTGTCAGGTTTATGGATGAGCCTCCAATCATGAGGACATATGACTGTAAACCTATTTCTCCATCCCATTTCTTCTACTATTTAGAAGGATTGAATATAGCCGTTCTTGATCAGGATGATGCTATTAAAATAGCTAAGTTCTTAAGTGACTTTGATCTGTACAGGACTAGATATGATTTCACCGTATCCAATGAAAAGCTATACAGCAAATTGGATATAATTAATATCAAACATACTCCGATGTTTGATACGAAAGACGAGGAGACCTATAAGTCTATCAAGGATAAGAACGATAAGATTGAGGCGGAATATAAAGACCAGCTAGAGAGATATGAGAGAAATATGAAGAAAATGAGTAAAATTCGGGCCGAGATATGGGATAAAGTAGCCGATATAAGACATAGGATTGATAATATGAACTATCTTAGGTCGCTTTTTGCAAGGGAATATCTACCACTGGTGGATAATGATACGGATAAGGCTATGATATTTTTCAAGAAGGCTTATGGCGTGGATGATGATACGGAAAGATATATTCGTGAAGGAATAAAAGATTATCCTTTGTTTAACAATAATATAGATTAAAATGCACAATTGGTTTAAATGTACGGTTTCTTATGAGACCGATGCCGAGAACGGCATGAAGAAGAAGGTAAAGGAAGAGTATTTAGTAGATGCCTTTTCTTATACCGAATGTGAGGCTAGAATCATAGAGGAGATGAAGCCATTCATATCCGGTGAGTTTAGCGTTGATATCAAACGATTCAGGATAGCGGAATTGTTTGCCATGGATGGAGACCGGTTCTATAAGGTCACGGCTGATTATATTACGATAGACGAGAAATCGAACAATGAGAAACGCAAGGCGTTTAACTACATCGTTCGGGCCAATGACCTTGATCATGCCAAAAAGAATTTCGAGGAAGGCATGAAAGGAACCATATCAGATTTCGTTGTCACTTGTATCAAGGAAGAGAAGAAACTGATGGACTTCTACGAGTTTGATGGTAAGATCAGGAATCCGGAGAAAAATGAGGATAGTAGGCAGTAAAGCTAGCTACGAAACCACGTCGTCCATAGCCGAGAAGTTGATGGAGATAAGTAAAATGGAGGGTACGATTTATCGTATCCTCACATTGTCTAACAAAACTTATCTAGCTTCTAAATTAGGATATAGCAGATCGGGGTTCTATAAGAAGATACAAAACAGGAGTTTTAATATCCGGGAACTAGCTCAGATATTCGATACGATCATCAACTTCAAGGATCAAGATTGGACTGAGGGTAAGATTAATAGGCTTAAGAGGTATAGGGCTATGAGCCTTATGGAGTTCAACAAAAGTTATAAAAAGAAAAAGGCATGAGAGGTAGGATGTTACCGTGTGAGAGATGTGGGAGGATGGTAACCATAAGGAGTAAGGGGTTGTGTCCCGCGTGCAGAGCCAAGGAGCTACCGCCAAAGGAAAGGGCGGCGATACGGGTGAAGGCCAAGCCAAAGGGGAAGAGCCTAGCCGTTTTCTTTGGCGCCCATGTGGCTAGATTGAGTATGACAAGGAGATCTGCTACCGGCGCATACATACCATGCCCGGGGGTAAGCAACATATGCCACTTATACCCTAAACGGAAATATAAATCAGTTGCCGAGGATAATGATAACATTATCTACTTGACGGTTGATGAGCATGCAAAATTCGATTATCTGTTAGATACGATGGATTTCAGCCGGCTCTTGGACGAGTTTGGCAACGTATGGCTGTTGGCAGCCAGACGGATGAGGGATCTCGCACCTAAAGTCGAGGAGGATGGTAAATTAAAAACCAGATTATTATCATGGATAGAAGAAAACAAAGATTACTTTTAGACCTAGGATATAAGGCTATAAGTGACACAGTATATAGTTATGGGACGATCATAGAAGTCATAAGCGATCAAGAATTGTTTGATGAGATGAAAGTTCGTTTATCCGAGAGACACAATGTGGCTATTGCGGATGATGGAGAGATAGGATGTTCGGCTTTAGGCAAGATTTTAGGCAAGATAAAGGACGAGAATGCGTCGTCATATTATTGGCGATCATCATTACCAGTATTAAGATCATATCATACAGATCCTAAATTTACCGCTTTCTTTGGCATATTAGACGTTTTATCAACGGTCCCGAAGAAAGATATGGTCGAGGAGGAAAAGCCTGTTGAAGAGCCTAAAAACGAGCCTAATGAGGAGATGGAGGTTGAGTATGATCTGGAGACAGAGCAACAGTATTATGCCGCTGAATGGATAAAGGATATCCCGACACCTGTGTTATATAGAATGACTGTCGCCGGCAAACGTGTGTATTATGAGATGGATGTTGATGGGTATCCTATCATATACGATGGAGCCACTAACAATATCGCCAATGGGTATTGTGATACGTCCGGAGCCTTGGAGAAGTGGAAGAATGAGATGAGGCTCAAGGGTAAGGATCCTAATGAGTACGCTAACTACAGGGCTGATCTGGGTACTATCATGCATTATCTATTTGGGTTGTATCTGACCGGGGTTAACATAAAGCTGATCCCGACATGGATCAGGAAGGTGGTCAAGGAAGCCAAGCTAAGAATAGACAAGTATAGGATGGAGCGGATATTAGTGGATAACATTGATGAACTGATAGAGGATCTGATATCATTTGCCATATTCTGCAAGGAAAGACATGTAAAACCTGTATTGATCGAAAAGATGTTGAGGTCAAGGAGATTGAAAGTAGCTTCTTCGGTGGACGCAGTGGTGGAGATGGATGGCGAGCCGGAGATGGTGGAGATAGAGGTCGAGACAGGAGAGTTCTATAAGACGGGAGCCAAGAAAGGTCAGCCTAAGACGGAGAAAAAGAAGATAAAGAGATGCAGGAGGATATTCGCTATATTGGACTTCAAATCAAACAGGAAAGGCAATTTCTATGACGAGTATGCTTTCCAACTTGAGTTATATAGAAGAATGATACAGGAGAACTACGGAAAGATATTGGAGATAGAGGAGATATATAACTTCGCTCCGGGTGATCCTACCGCAAAGACCAGCCAATATAAGTTGAAGAGACAGACTGACAACCCTATATTGAATATGGCTACCGTAGTATATCTTCAAGGAAAGTATAAGTTCGAGAAAACTAATTATACGGTTACATCAAGAATCGGATCCTTAGATATAGAAGGCGAGTTTGATGTTAATAAGTTGGTAAGGAAAGAGCCGCTGAGGGACTATATATATAGAGTCATGAATGAGAGGAGAGGGTGATGGAATTTAGGGAGTTCAATAAGAGCGTTCATCGGTATGAGCTGGATCATAGCAAACCAAGGAGGAAGCTGACGTGCCCGCAATGCGGCAAGGATAAGTGTTTTACGCCGTACGTGGACGTAACCACCGGTCAGATCGTTGGAGAGCAGTTTGGGGTGTGTGATCATAAAAATAAATGTGGTTACTTTAAATATCCAACAGGGAGCGAACTTGGGAACAATGATCTTTTTACCGATTCAAACAAAGTATTAAGGAGGTACAGACCTCCTATGGATCCGGATATAGCCAACTGCATTCCGGTAAGCAAGATGTTTGAGACGCTTAATCCTTTCGAGACATCCGATCTTCAGGATTATCTATCCAATATCTTCGGATCGTATCATACCAATAGGGCATTTAGCTTGTATAAGGTGGGGATGATGAGATTCGGGGACTGGGGTAAGTGCTGTGTGTTCTGGCAACTGGATAAGAATTGGGTAGTGCGGACCGGGAAGATAATGGACTACGGGCCTGACGGGAAGAGGGTAAAGGTTCCCATGGATCACGTATGTTGGGTGCATATACTGGACGGTCAGGATTACCTGCTTAGGCAATGCCTGTTCGGGGAGTTTCTTATCAACTTCTATCCCAATGACGCTCCGGTGTATATAGTAGAGTCAGAGAAGACGGCTGTTATCTGTAACATCGTGTACCCTAGTAGGTTGTTTATGGCCTGTGGCGGTATCCATATGCTGAAAAGGGAGATGATAGAGACATTGGGTAGGAGGCGGATAGTCCTGTACCCGGATAAGGGCGACGCTTTCAACGAATGGAGAAAGAAGGTAGACAAGGATATGAGGGGGATGAATATAGAGATAAGTAATTTTCTAGAATCAAAACCCAATATAAATGAGGGAATGGATATAGCGGATTATTTTATTATTAAACAAATTTACAATGGCAAAGGTAGTTGACAATTACAAGAAATTCAAGGTGCTTGAAATAACAAGACAGGAGATGATGGATAAGCTCACCAGATATGGGTGCTTAGGTATTTGCGATATGTGTAACAGACCTACATCCGTGGGCTATTATGTAGCAGTAATCAATCAATGGATGTGCGAGGACTGTTATAATGATTTCATCAAATCAGTTGACAGGTATGAGGAGGATATGAGAATAGAGAACAGGAATTTTAATAGATTCTGTGATCTATTTAATGTCAAAATACAAGAAAAGGCATGAGAGAGCTATCTTTAGCCCAGAAAGCTATGTTAAACGGATCCGTATGCCCGTATTGCAAGGCCCCATCCACTATGATAAATACGGTGGAGGGAAAGCAAGTTGGGTGCGAGAAGTGTAGGGCTTGGATGAGATCCGATCCTTTTGGGAAACCGATGGGGAGGCTGGCTAAGCCGGATCTTCTTAGGAGTATGGATATGGTAATGACTGAGATTAATATATTTGCGTATAGGACAAAACGGGATGTACAGGATATTTACAAAAGCCTATCTGGTGAATTGGATATACCAATAGAACATGTATCCCCATATAAGATGTCTTTGCCATCACTACTTAATACCATGAGATATATTGAAAAGTATGGCGATAATCATATACGGATATATGATAGAACCATGGTAAAGAAGGCTTGCCATAGGCACGGAGCGGTGGCGATCGGGAGCAACGCCTGCCACGGGTGCCCGGAGTTCCTGTTCCATGTGGTAAACAACACGACCGATACGGTGGTGTGTGATATGGATATGAGCTATGGCGACTGTATAAAGAAGAGAAATAATAAATTTGGTAGATAATATTAATTATATAAAAGATGAAGGTAATTTTTATTCATAAGCCTACTGGATATTATGTAGGAGGGTCGATGTTCGACAAGTCTTATTGCAAGGATAAGATGATAGAGAAAGGAATAAGTAAGGATCGAGCCGAGAAGTTAAGTGATATAATAGGCCCATACGCATGCATATGGGAGGTGGAGAACGGAGATGACCCTTATGAGAGTATGAGATCTAGGCTAAAGGATAAAGCTTCATATCTGGATGGAGAGGATCTTATCATGGAGAATTATGATGATGAGGAGGACGAAGAGGATGGGGAGATCGACTGAATATTACAGAACACATCCGGAAGCCAGAAAGAAGAAGGCTGAGACGGATAAGAAGATCAACGCCAGACCTGAGCAGAAAGCCAAGAGACGGGAGTTGGGTCGTAAGAACTACAAGACCGATAAGTTGAAGGGAAAGGATTATCGGAAGGGGAAGGACCTATGCCATACAGCTAAGGGGTTAAGATATAAATCAAGATCAGCTAACAGAGGATCTAAATCCGATACGGCTGGCGATAGAAACGCAAGAGGATGAGTGAGGATAGGATATGGAGGTCATCCAAGGAGATTATCATGGATGCCTATGAGAGGATAAGAAAGTATCAGTCGGGAGAGCTTCTCCCGGCTCGTACTGGATACGCTTATCTTGACAAGGCGTTACTGGGCGGGTTCTACCCACAACATGCGGTGGCTATAGGCGCTAGGCCCGGAGTTGGCAAATCTTATCTGGCGCAAAAAATCATGAGCAATGTGATGAATGTCAATATCAATCCACAGGCAGATGATTATGTATGGTTAAGATGTGAGTTTGAGATGAACCCAGAAGATTTGATGTTACGTTCACTATCAAAAAAAATGGGGAAAGACATACAAGATATACTCCTTAACGAGATGTCAGAAGATGAGGTAAAAGAAATGCAGAGATGCCTTAGAGAAGAGAACTCTAGCAGAATAACATACATCCCTAAACCATCAACCGTAGATGAGCTTCAAAACTTTCTATGGAATGAGTATATGCCAATAAACAAGGATAAGAAAATGGTATTCGTGTCTATAGATCATACGGCTCTAGTACAAGGTTCAGGAGACGCCAAAAGAAATATCGACTCGTTGATAACCATGTGTAATATCGCTAAAAGAACTTTTCCTAATATTTTCTTTCTTATAATATCCCAACTCAATCGTGATATCGAAGGACGGCGGGATCCAAAGGATCATATGCCAAAGCAATCTGATTTTTATCAATCAGATACATTGGGACAGTTATGTACGGCTATGGTAGCGTTAAATATACCGAAAAGATACGGGTACTCCTCATACATGCAATTTCCGCAAGGATGGTATCCTAATCTGGAACGTTTCAAGAGCGAGTCAAGACGATCCTTCCGTGTGGATGGATTATTGTTCCATCATATCGTAAAGGTTCGTCAAAGATCATTGGAGGAGATTGACGCTATACATGTAGATATCATGAAAGGATATGAGCGATATTATCCTGATGGAGGGGTGGTGCGCCAAGAAAGACCGGGAGGCTCGGACGCCCCAGTGGGTAGCGGCAAGCCGGACACGACTGTGGTGACGCTACCGCCCCCGCCTCCCAGTATCCCGTTGGAGCAACAATATATACCGCCCAGTGATGATTTCAATGTAGTACATGACGAAACACCTTATTAAGCATGAGATTGAGAAAAAATTTTTTGCTTGTCATCATAAAAGGGATGGAGATGTTATTAAAAGCCAATTTCTCCACCGAAAACAAGATGGGCATACGAGAGATCATATCCTCATTAAAGGAAATGGCCGAATACAGTATCAGGTATATCATAAACCGGGACAGGGAGAAGGAGATCATGAGCATCTGTGATGAGGTATCCAATAAAGTACAGGAGTATAAAAGAATGAACGATAACTCAATGGTATTGGAATTGGAGAACTTGAAGCGGGAGGTAGTGGCGGTAGAGGATCTTCTTAGCTCTTACAAGGGCGTTCTTGACGCCGAGCTGGTGATAGCCGAGGATGATATCAGGATCATACGGGATAAGATAGCTATAAGTTTGAGGGAGGACGGGACATGCAAGAGCATGACTGACGCCGATAAAAGGGCTAGGGTGGACGTAAGATACGAGAGGGCGTTAGAGGATTATCGAATCCTTCTAAGATGCGCCAATACGGTTAGGGCTAAGATGTCGGTTGTAGGGCATCTTAACCAATCTATAAATCAATCTATATCAGTTGGTAGGGTTGGTATGGCTAATGAATCTTATACAGTAAAACAATATGAAAAAGGGAAAGAGATTATCGAAAGCAGACGCCCTTAGGGTGTTGAGAAGAGCTTACGATCTAATAAAGAATGATAATTATACATTTATGTGCAGAGCAATAGAAAAGGCAGCGGTTGAATTATCACTTGCTGAAAGATCATGTGTGGCGTGTTATCTTATACCAGAACTGAAGATGTTCAAACCTGTAAACAGAAAAAATGGAGATTTTTGGTTTAATTCATCAAAGAAAAACATAAGGTTACATATAATAGATACGCTAATAGATATATATAACGGAAATGATCATCCCGATATAGTCGAGAGGGTAGCCAGAAAGATCAGGTCAATATTTTAACTCATTAGCTTATGTATATAAATTTTGAACAGATGATGACATCAGGATTAACGATGTCTGATGTCGGGTATCTTTTGATGATCCGGCAGAAAGAGGAGATGGCTAGCGTCATTCCAAAGGAAAAAATAGATAGTTATAAAGCATCTGGTTATATCGAGCTTCAGAAGAATGGGAAGTGGAAGATAACGCCAAGGGGAGGGTCGCTGCTGATGCTGATAGAGACACCCGGTCTGACACCGGAGGTCGAGGGGATCCGGGACCGTATCGTTGGGGTATATAACGATATGGGGAAGGATACAGGGGCTATTAAGGAGGTAGAGAAAAGGCTCGTATGGTTCGTGGCTAATACCAACTTCAAGGAAGAACCTATAGTAAGAGCCGTAATATCCCACATAGATCTTAAACGTGAGTATACGATGAGATTGGATAACTTGATCTGGAAACCATCAAATGTGTATAGCGTGCATATGAGTTTATCGGAATCAACGTTATTCGATACGATCATAAAAATGTATGGCATGACGTCTGACTTGTATCTTAGGGAGAACAAGAACAAGGAGCTGGCATGGTTGTTCGCCATAAGCCGGCTTCCGGATCCCCCAAAGAGAATGGATAAGGAATACGCTATCACAGGCGATGTTAAGATGGATATCGAAAGGATATCGGATATAAAAAAAGAATTAGGTAGAAGATTGAAAATGTCGATTTAGTATGGAAAGAAAAGAAGTTGAAAAAGTAGTCAAGGAGGCGATATTCGAGAAGATGGGTGAATTTAATGGCCTTGATCATGCCGCTCAGATAATGAACGAGGATAAGCTGGATACGGATATGGCTATGGATTCCCTTGATTTTGTAGAAGTCATAATGGAAGTGGAAAAGAAAACGGGTAATTGTATCCCCGATGAGGCACTTGGCGTCAAGCCTTATCACGAATTGACGGTAGGAGAGCTTATAAATATGTTGGGTGATTATTTAGAGGATTATGAAAAGAGATGAAATATTGAAGATAGCGAGGAAAGAGATATTCGAGAAAATGCATGAGTTCAATTACATTAATAATATAGAGGTAATTGACGATGTAAGAGAAGACAGTAATTTGTCATCTGATCTAGCTATGGATCCATTTGATTTATTAGAGGTATTGATGGGGATTGAAGAAAAGATGGATATAAGGATACCGGATGATGATGTCTTTGGCGATAAATCTGTCGATGAACTAACTGTAGGGATTTTTGTGGATATGTTGTACGATTGGCTTGAGAGTAAGTAATGGACTTCGGATATGATGATTGGGAAGAGGGGTTAGAGACCCCTCTTGTCGATGATTGCGATGACGATTACAACGAGGAGGACGAGTATGATTTCGGCTAAAGAACTAAGGATAGGGGATCTTGTAAAAGACAAGGCTGGCAATATATGGAGAGTAGGGTGCGTTACTGGTATGCGTAATGAAAGTAAGTCATTGATCCTTGAATGTGAGGTTGATGATGGGATAATGAAATGGTATTCCGGGGAAGATGATGTCATACCTATTGAGATAGATGATAATATACTTGATACTATCTATTTCAAGCGTGATAAGGGGCGGGATGTATATCGAGGCTATGGAATATCTATAGAGATTTTTGATGATGGGTATTATCTTGGGCTTAGGGATCTGGAAGACGATCTAAGCGATCCTATTCAGATTAAGAATCTTCACCATCTACAAAACCTGTTAATGGGCCTATACGGACATGACATAAAAATAGATAAGCTTTATGGTAATACCGGAGAATAACTTATTATGTAAGGTTATAAACGGAGAGAAGGTTCTCGCCGCCTCTTACTCGCAGATAGACACGTTCATCCAGTGCCCATATAAATGGTATAAGACTTACGTGGAGGGTCACAGATCCACGGAAAAGCACGAAGCTACGTCATATGGTACGGTTATCCACCAGACAATGGAGTATTTCTTCAAGAACGGATGCAGACCTTCTTATGAGGATATGAGTAAGGCTTTCAATTACTACGCCGATATAGAACAGATCCCTTTTGATAGCGTAAAATCCCAGATCGAGTCTATGCAACATGCGGCTAGGCTAATAAGATGGATTGTGGGGTTGTTTGAGAAGGATGCTGCTGGCAATTATAAGAAGGCATGGTCTGATCTTACGCCAATGGAGAAGGTGGTCCGGGGGTCGAGACCGGCCGGCGTGGAGGAGAGCTTCGTCCTGCCCTATAAGCTACCCAAGCCACTTACCTTGGATGGCGTGACGTACGATAAGGTACATATCATAGGATCGGTGGACTGGCGTGGAGAGTATAAGACAAAGGACAGGATAGCCATGTATACGATAGACTGGAAGTCCGGGAGAAAGTTATTCGATGAAGACAAGCTGCTTCATAATCTCCAGCATCCGATATACGCCTTCTACATACTGAGAAAGTACAAGGTATTGCCGGATATGTGCAGCTATTTCTTTACCCGCATGCTGGACAATCAGAACGTGAAGGTAGATAAGGAGAAAGTAGAGAGATCTGTCAAGGAACTTAACGATATTCTCCTTGACATGTATGATTTCGATACAAATAAAATAGATAGCTATCAAGCTCACGTTTGGGACGACGCCAAACAGGGGTATAAGTACGAGAAGCGCTACCTCATGGGACGTCAGCCGGCCTGCCTTGAACCCCGCCCCAAGCCCTTGTGTTTTTGGTGCGATTTCTCGATCCACAAACAAGGGACATGCAGGTACTCATCGGATTGGGATGAGTCAAAAAGAAAGAATAAAAAAGATTAACTTTATTAAAAAGCCTAGGTAAATATCTAGGCTTTAATTATATTTGTGTCAATAAATAAATGATTATGGATAAAAACGAAAGAGAAAAACAGGTATTGGATCTTCTGATGTCTAGAAAGGATATTAGGAAATTGGTAGAGAAATCAAATGAATGTTATTCTAAAATGGATTTCGTTGGTGCCATGAAATGCCGGCAGGAGATAAAGGATATCGTAGACCGGGAATCGAAGATCATGTTGACAAAAAGCGAGTCTTTGGTGAGTTTGATGAATAACGCTGATAATGAATATAAATTCAATATGCTGGTATGGCTACATTCCATGATGTGTATGGCGGATGTATTTAACGGGATATTGGAGGATTTCAAGGATGGGGTAAGAAAAGCCAATGGCAACTCCAAGTTCGTTAAGTTCGATAATCTGGATCGGTTAATGACAGAATGTAAGAAGGAGATTGATTACCTGATGAAAGGCACAAGTAAATCGTTCCAGATATCCTTCGCCGTAAGGAGCGATGAAATGAGAGAGATGATAGAGAATATGGTAGGGGATAATATCCGTGAGGGGTATGACGTGTTCAGTAAGGAGGCAGAGATGGTTAATGAGACGGATAGGGACAAGATCGAGGAGTTTAACAAAAGTCTGGCTCATGAATAAACACATATCAAGATGGCATATAAATTAAGATCATATCAAGAGGAATGCGTTAAAAGCATTTCAAGTTATATAAATTCCGATAGGAATGATCCGGTATTGGTTATAGGCCCAGTAGGTTGCGGGAAATCCTTGTTGATAGCGGAAGCGGCCAGATTGATGGGAGATAAGACACTGGTCTTACAACCATCAAAAGAATTGCTACAGCAGAATTATGATAAGCTTACATCATATGGCATACCGGCTACCATCTACTCCGCCTCCTGTGGCAAGAAAGAACTATCTAACATGATATACGCCACATTAGGATCTGTCAAGAAAGTTATTGGTCAGCTTAAGGAGATGGGGATCAGGAACGTATTGATAGATGAGGCTCATGCCGGGTATAGCCCGGAGGATGGTAGCGAGTTTATGACATTTATGAATGAATTGAAACCGAAAAAGGTGATAGGATTTACGGCTACTCCATGCAGACTTAAGTCTATGTCAATAGGACAAGTATCATACTCTCAACTTAACTTCATAACCAGAATGAGACCGGTGTATTTCAAGAACCTGATCCATGTCATACAGGTGGAGGAGATGATAAGACAAGGATTCTGGACACCTCTTAAGTACGAGACATGGGATTTCAATGGAGATGCCCTTAAACTTAATTCTAACGGCTCCGAATATACGGCTGAGTCTATTAGTGAGGCGGTGAGAAAAAATGGCTTAAACAACCTTATTTTACGTCGGTTGATGGTATTAAAAGACGTATGCAGATCTATACTGGTGTTTATGGATTCTGTTGAGAGCTGCAATACCGCCGCCGAATGGATGAACGCAAAGATATGCGCTGGCATGGCGGAAGTGGTTCACGGAGGCACGCCAAAGAAACAGCGGGAGGCTATAGTCGAGGGGTTCAAGTCAGGTGGGACGAGGGTAGTGTTCAACTATTCCGCCCTCGGAACCGGATTCGATCACCCAGGACTGGACTGCGTGATAGTAGGAAGACCGACATTCTCATTCTCATCGTTTTATCAGTGGCTTGGCAGGGCGGTTAGGATAAAGGACGGTAAGGATAGCGCATTGGTCGTTGATTGTTGTAACAACTCGTCAAGGTTCGGTGATATAAGGAAACTTAGTATAGAGAACTACAAGGGGTATGGATGGGGAATGTTTATCGGCGATAAACTAATTACCAATATTCCGATGGGGGATAAAGTAACGAAAACAGATCTGGATATCAAAGCCGCCAAGAAAGATCGTAGGAGGGGGCTGGCGCAGGGCGTAACCGCCGCCCCTGTTCCAGGAAGACCGGATCATCCCCTTGGCTCTACGTTAATGACATTCGGCAAGTATTGTGGATGGATGTTGCATTCAATTCCGGTATCGTACTTCAAATTCATAAACGAGACATTTGACTGGGATAATGATAGGAACAAGGATATAAAAGAATACATAGATTTTTTAATCAAAAACAATAGATTATGACAGGATGTATATATCATGAGGCTGACCTTGACGGAGTAATGTCAGCGGCTATAGTAAAAAAGTATTTCAAAGGGGACATTGATCTTCTTCCTTACAATTACGGCAAGGAAATACCTGACGTGAATAAATATGATAAGGTATTTGTAGTTGACGTATCATTTGGCGATAGAACGAGATTCTTATTCGACGAATGGGAAGACAAGGGGATAGATGTCACATGGATAGACCACCATAAGACGGCGATAGAAGCTGTGAAGGACTATAATGTCAAAGGCAAAAGACGTATCGGAACGGCGGCTTGTGAGCTTACGTGGGAATATCTTTTCGATGATATCGAAACCCCTGACGTGGTAAAATTATTGAGCACTTATGATGTATGGGATCATGATCGCTTCGAATGGAGTGATGTCATGGCGTTCCAATACGGGATGAGAGGATATTGTGGTCTTGACGTGGATATGGCGGCAAAGGCCATGGATGGCGATCATGACTTCATATATGACATGATAAGGAACGGGGAGGCGATACTGGAGTATATCGTTGAGAAAAACAGGGGCGAGATAAATATGTTCTCATTCGAGGCTGATGTATTTGGGTACAAGGCTATATGTATGAATACCACGGAGTTTAACTCTACTACATTTGAATCTATGTATGACCCTAAAAGACATGATCTGATGATGCCATTTTGCTGGAACGGAAGATTCTTTAGATGCTCGTTCTATACCACCAAAGAGGAGGTGGATGTCTCGGCGCTGGCACGTAAGGCCTATCCCGGCGGAGGAGGCCATAAGATGGCTGCCGGCTTCCAGCTTAGCGTGGAGGATATGATGGAGTTCTTAAAAAGTAGAAAGATGTTATGATAGGATTGGTATTTACCCTCATAATAATGACCGGTTCTATTTATTTGATAATAGAAGGGAATAAGAAGGATGATTCTGCCGAATTTTATGGAGGACTAATAGCGACGATCTTATCTATCTTTTTGATGTGTTTAGTAATACAAAATATAAAAAATACAGAAAATATGGGGAAAATATACAAATTCAAGAGACTTAACGAAATGAAGCTAGATGATTACGGTTTCGGTTTATTCGAGTACAATGGCGCTCTTTATTTCAAGGAGACAGATGAAGGGAGATGCTTTGATGTGAGAAGCGGAAATGAGGTTATTATCGGGAAAGATAAGATTGTAACGGTCTTGGAGGATTGATCATGAGAAAACTTGACGACACCAACAGGACAAGGAAAAGGAACGTACGGCACTCGTGGGTAAAGGCAGGTCCGGGGATCCAACGCTGCGCTATTTGTGGAATTACGAAGCGAAGCGAGTGGAGGGACGGGAAGACCTCGCATTGCGTATATCTATCATCTGGTGAGCTTTATTCTATGACAGGAGAAACACCAGAATGCAGGGATCTTAGTGAATTTTATTAATCTAAAAAGTATATAATTACCTAATAATAAAACAAAAAGGAGTTTGAAATGAAAGAGGAATTTAGCAAATACGACAAAGTCGTTTATGATGGTGAGGTATTTGAGGTACTTGAAACCGCCGACAATACGGGAATGATGAAAATAGAACCGTTATTTGATGAGACATATAAATCCATTTGGGCTGATGAGGAGATGGTTGTTTCGTTAAATAGGGCTATCAAGTTAAGGCTTATTGATAATGAGACGGCGGATGAGGCGATTAATTTCGGGAAGCCAGAAATAGGAGACGCAGTGGTGGAAAGCGGGCCGCTTGTAGGGAAAGACGGCAGCGGGAAGGACGACCGGGCCGACGGTAAACTCCGGTGGGATCTTCTTCCTTTGGCTGAGATAGAGGATATCGTGAGGGTATATACGGAAGGAGCCAAGAAGTACGCTGATAACTCATGGCGAGATATACCTGATGGATTCAATCGTTATCTAGGCGCACTCATGAGGCACTTGGTTGCTTACACGAAGGGGGAGAGATATGATAAGGAGGGATTTATGCATCTATCCGCCGTATGCTGGAACGCCATAGCGTTATTATATTACGATAAACATAACAAAGGGTTAATAGAATGGAAAAGTCAGGAGAAAGAGTAGTAGATGAGAGATTAAGAGCTGTCGACAAAAGAACAGGTAAATACGTTAATGTAATCAAGCGAACTATTGATGATAGCCTATTCCCGATAGTTAAGTATTTCAGTTACAGTTATAATGAATTAAATTATGATTATGTAAAGAATCTGAATTTTGATGTAAACGTAAATTGGGAGCAGCGTAGATATCAGATTGTTAAGGATTTATTATCTAACAATTTCGATGGGAGAAACATGAGTATAGATGAGGTAGATAATGCTATATTTACCGCTGATTTGATTATTAACAGATTAACAACTATTTGAGATGGTAAGAATTGATTTTTTCACGAAGAAAGACGCTGAGTACAGCGACTACATGCGGTATATTATCGCCAACACATTACAGGAGTATGAGGGTGAGGTCACGTTAAACCAGATCCCGGAGAACAAAGCCACGGAGGAGGAAATATCCAAGTACGGTATAGAGGTATATCCTACTATCATTGTCAGCGGAGATAACATGGATGGCTTTAATAAACTTGAGGGGATGGCCAGAAAAGCTGATCTTATTAACGTCATGTCGTTATACGACAAGAAATAGGCTTATGACGATAAGGGATAAATATTTTGGTTGGAAAGATATATTCTTTGACAGGTTCGTGCATTGTTGTAATGAAAAAAGTGACCAACCACAAGGAAGTAATATACCTCTAGCCAAAATAAACTTCGATAACAAGACAGGATATGTGGAGGACGGGACTATTAATATAGCCGAGCTTCTTCAATATCTTTGGATAAATAATAAGGTCTATAGGTGTGAATATGCACCCATAGATATATCCTCTGTCTTGCAAACATTGATTAGATTGACCGAGAACGCTAAGTTCATATTTGACGACCAACCCGGCATACATGATATGATCCCATATAGAGGTTTTTTTCTTAGAGATGATTTTTTACCCGGGAAAGATTATTCGCTTGATTTGGATAAAATAGTGAGCGGGATGGGAGGATGGTATGGAGAGGATGAGGACCCATGTTACTCGATGTTCGTCAGTCAAGATCAGATATGGAACTTGAACCCGATATTGAAGGCATTAGCTGATGAGGGATCTATTCTAGCCAAGGAACTTGGGTATGATATGAACTCATATGTCAGCGATAATGGATACACGATATACAACCCCTACCTCTCGTGGATTAATCATTACTATCATTATTGCCCGACATTTAATGAGGATAAACTGAAACCTTGGGATAGGGTGGAAGACAGAAAGAATAAATTCAAGATGACGGATAAGGTTAAGAGAGGCGCCAATAATTGGTATTATTCAGGCGGGACTATATCTTGTGTGGATAATTTCTTGGGGAAAGAATACAGGAAAAATCTCCGAACCTTCATATATCGTGGAATAGTATTCTTTTTAGATCGGATATGGCATACACCATTGTTTGAGAAGATGGGCGTGAAAATGAAATACAACGCTTATTATTGTTATGCCGCTACTTCCGGGATATGGTATGATAAGGGATTCAAGGAAAGACTAGCCAAGAGGTTTAACAAGTCGCTGGGCGGCGACGGGGAACTGTTCGGGGCTAACCTAGCCTGCATGGTATGTGACCGTAAGGATATCGATTGGGAGGCGCTTCGTCTTTGGCTTGACAAATACGATGATCCTACTGATAAGGGCATGGTGAATAGCCCTATTCAATTTATGTATTTATATTTATATTACACTTTTAACAAATAATTTGAAATGAAAAAGATAAATAACTGGGTTATAAGAACATTTGGGTTGAGAGGCTCATGGAGCTGGGCTAAGAAACAGATGTTAAATGGAGCGATCATTAAACGTAAGGCTACTACAGGGACATACAAAATAGCTATTGATGATGACAAGAATAGGTTACTTGTAGCTACATGGGATCATCTAGATCAAAGTCCTGTATGGGAAAGGTGCCCGCATAGTTTATTAGATGAAGATGCGGTTGATTATTTTGTCACAGCTCATAAGGAATTATCATATGGAGGCATAAAGATCAGGATGAAAGATGAATTTAATTGTAACGATAAAATATCGAAAGTATGAAAAAGATTACCGATAAAGACGTAGAGGCTCTTAAAGCCGGGAAGAAGGTGACAAAAGGTTTTATCCATATGCAATTGGATGATAATGGAAGATTGAACTTGTGGAGTGATATCAATATAACTGACAATGGTGATTATATATAACTTTACACCGGGTTTATATAGTTACGATTAACAAACGATACCGGAGGTACGCCGGGAATTAAAGCACGTGAAGAGACCTCTTTAGAATCAGTTTCGTGTAAGCGGATTCAACAATGTCCCTATGAAGCGTGAAAATATGCTTTTGGTGTAGAAAAGTATATAAGTACCTAACATTATAATATAATTTAAAAGATGGCAAAGAAACAGTTAAAGATCCCGTTTAAGGACGGGAGACCATGTAAATGGGTTAAGGATGTTCATGATGAGGAACGTGATAATTATGAGTTTGATGAATGCCTTGAGATACACGGATTCGTTCGTGGATGCTCTTCGGCTGTAATGATATTAAGACCGGCAAATGATCATGGGAAGGATTTCAATTATGTCAATAGTATCTATTATCAAGTATTTTTGACAGATAGCAAGGAGATAATACAACATATGATACATGGGGTCATATACGGTAAATGGACTTTTGTTAAAAGGGGAGAAAATTTTGGTATAAAATTGGTTAAGGTCTTGCCGGGGATACACAAATGTATATTACGTATAGCCGAAAAGGATATTTTTGGCCATGAAAGTAAATAAAAATGGAATTTATGAAAGCGGAGAAAAATATGACAGTACAAGATTTGATAGACGAATTGATGCTTGTCAAGGATAAGAGTAAGGAAATAAGGGTTGTTATAAATACGAATGATTATATAACATCCTACCCTGCCTCTTTATCTGATATGTCTATAAAAGAGAAGGGAGATATAGTCAATGATCATTTTGATGATACAATTGCTATAGAATTGCATAAATAAACGATAAACAATATGAATGTATTATCATTGTTTGATGGGATATCATGTGGATATCTAGCATTACAAAGAGCCGGTATACCTATTGGGACTTACTATGCCTCATAGATAGACAAGACATGCATAAAGGTAAGTCAAAAACATTTTCCTAATATTATTCAATTAGGGGATGTTAATAACTGGAGAACATGGGATATCCCTTGGAAAGACATAGATCTGGTCATGGGAGGGTTCTGTTGCCAGAGCTTCTCTAGCTCAGGCAAGGGTAAGGGATTCATGGACGCTCGTGGAAGGCTTTTCTTTTGCTTCTCGGACATCGTAAAGCATTTAAGAAAGGAAACCAAAGGTAAGGTCCTGTTCTTGGGCGAGAACGTCCGGATGCGGGATGAGCATCGCTGGGTGATAACGGAAGAGCTGGGCGTGGAGCCGGCGGAGATCGATAGCGCCTTGGTCTCGGCACAGACCCGGCATCGCCTTTATTGGTGTAATTGGCCGGTAGAAATGCCGAAAGACAAGCATATATCATTGGATGATATTCTAGAGCATGACAAGGGTTGGAATCCGGGAGCCATAAGAGGGAGATATATAGGGACCATTGTCGGTAGAAGGATAGGAGAGGACGGGTATCGAAAGGATTGTGACATGGGCATAAAAATAACGCAATGTCTGGAGATAAGAAAAGATAAGAATACCACTCCCATCAAGAAAAGTAATTGCCTGACAACAGTCATGAAAGATAACGTGATCTCATCACTACCTCCCGGAAGATATCCTAACGCCTTTGACATGAAAGACAAATTCAGATACCTGACCCCGGTGGAGATGTGTAGGCTACAGACATTGCCGGATGATTACCTTGATGGGATAGCCCCAAATACGGCCATGTCTTTAGCGGGCAATGGATGGACAGTGGATGTGATAGCCCATTTGCTAAGGAGCATCGAACGTAAGCAGATAAATGATATTGTAAAGGAATTTCGCAAGATTACTGATGAGCTTATGTTCGGGTCATTAGAAACGGATATAATGTGACATGTGAAGGTAAACACGAGCAAAATGAGACCATACGGAAGAATCAAGACAGTTAAGGGATCTTTATGGAAAAAGGATATACATCCACCGAAAGGGCACAAGAATTGGTGGGATGACATATGCGATCCTGTACCTAGAAGTACTATGAAGCTTAAATTTAAAACAGAGTTAAGAGATGATTATAAACAAGAAATGGTCAATGCCGAACAGCGAGACATTCAGCATAAAACCGATAAGGGAACTTATAGATAAATATCGAGAAGAGGGGATGGTTATAGTGGATCCATTCGCCAGAAACAGCGATATAGGGACAATCACCAACGATCTTGACCCTGATACTAAAGCTATGTATCATAAAGACGCCACAGACTTCCTGCGTGGTCTTAAGGATAATATGGCTGATATGGTATTATATGATCCACCATATTCTTCGAGGCAGGTATCTGAGTCGTATAAAAGACTTGAAAGATCTGTTAATATACAAACAACGCAATCTAGTTATTGGGCTAGGCAGAAGAATGAGATAGCTAGGATCACCAAGAAAGGCGGGGTGGTCATTACCTGCGCATGGAACTCCGGCGGTATAGGGGCCGGTCTTGGTTTCGAGCAGCAGGAGATTCTTCTCGTGGCTCATGGGGGATGGCATAATGATACGATCGTTACGGTAGAAAGGAAAATGAAATTATGAAGGAAAGAATATTCACCACAAAAGAACAGGGGAGGGTGCTGGTCGAGGCCGGCCTCCCTATCTCCACCGCCAGCGGTTTCAGAGACAAGTATCTGGATCAATTACATTCTATGGAGGATGACGCTGGTCGTATAGGACTGATCGAGGCCGTTACCCCGGATATATCCAACCCTGTTTGGGATGTAGGGACGTTACTGAATTTACTCCCATATGAGATAGAGGGTTGTACATTAGAATGTTATAAGCTAAAACATGCATGGTCTGTAGCGTATAGAGACATAGACGAGATCCCTATATATTGGAGTAGCGAGAGACTTCTTGTAGACACATTGTTTTCGATGATGATGGAATTACTTAAACATAAGATTATATGAGCATAAAGCAAATAACAAAATTAAGGTACAAAACGAAAGATAAGCCTCCTATGGAAGGTGTTCCTCTTTTAGGATACAACAAAAGATATGACTGTCCGTGGACAGTAGTGTACAGAAGCAAAGACAAGTACTACACTTGTGTGAAGTACGACACCGAATTTGAAACATATCCACCGGAAGAATACGAATATCTATATCCATGAGAACATGAAACAAGTAACAAGAATAAGATACAAAACGGGGGATAATCCGCCTATGGCCAATGTCCCTCTTATAGGATACAGCAAAAAATATGACTGTTGGGTAGCGTTAGTATACAGAAAAGGGGATAACTATTACACCAATATGGAGTGCGATGTTGAATATAAGACATCTCCTCCAGATGAGTACGAATACGTATATCCGTGAGAACTAGAAGGAATATATTTATATTTAAGCATGATTAATATTATTTTAATATTATTCATGCTTTTATTTTTGTTTAAATCGTATTTTTGTATCAACATTAAAAACCTGATTATTATGGATGAAAACAAACAAAAAGTCAATGAGCTAACGATGAGGACGCTGGGTTCTCATTATGGCGGATATACCTATGTAAAGGTAAAAAATCGTCAAACTTATGTAACGATAGATTGGAAGTTGTTGAGGGCTATAGAAAAAGGAGAGGTGGAGATAGACAACGAGAAATACCATCTATCCGGAATAGAGTACGTAGCTAAAAGATGTCAGGACATGTTTTACGTTGGTCGTGATATTTATTATTTCAAGGGTATGGGAGAAAGAGGAATAACCAATCTTCTTAGAAACGCTATAGATGATTTGCTAGATACCATAAGCAGCAGGGAGACTTATCGTAGCGCAGAGCACAGGGTGTACGCCCAAATGAATAAACTTACGGAAGCGGGAGCCATGATCAGCTTGGCTATAGAATTACTAACATCTAATATCCGTCATAGTTATGGAGAAATTAATTTTGAACGATATCCAAGACCTGTGGAGGTGGAGGGAGAAGATAAACATTGATGACTTCAAAGAGGATCCTATGGCTGAGGATATGCCATTATATTTCCCGTGCGCCGTCGTATGGCATGTGAATTGGGGTGAGCATGACGCTGATAATTATATATGTTATGGATTTGTTTATGTAGCAGAAATATTAGGGATATGAACATTAAAAAACAGATAATTCTTGACGATAAAGACTATGAGCGATTAGTTCACGATGCTAATCTCAGTAATGATGAGATAAAAAGCAAAATCGCCAGCGCTCTAACCACCGATATAGTGGTTAGTTTCGATTTCGATGTAAATAAAAAGGTTACGGGGAATATGAGGATCGAAAGCGCCACCCATAATCTAGGATATAATGAATATGATAATATCGTAAGGGCTAGAGACGAGAATATTCACCATGCTGTTTATACAGCTATATATGATTATCTTGAGAAAATAAAGAGAGATAATAATGAGCTAAGCGCAAAAGATTGGATATTATTCACATCTATAATCTTATCTATTTTCGCAATGGGATTTGCAGGTGGATGGTTGGTATTTAATTGATTAAATCATGGGTAATTTAAAAGACATACAAGATATAACCGGTCTTACGTCAGAAGCTATATTCAATATACGTAAACCTGTTGATTATATGTGCAGTGATATAGACAGTCATATAAAAGATATCAGGACACAATGTGATTATATTATGGATGGGGACGAGGAGGATGTTAAATATTATTCAAAATCAATCAAATCAGACGTAGATTCTTATTTCGAGGATATACGGTCAAATGTCGAGAATCTCCGTGATTGGGGAGAGCAGTGGAAAGCATTGGCTAAAGACTTGTTTAATGAGTTGCTGGAAATAGATAGCGATAATACTATAGACAGCTATCTGTCTTATAAGGCATTGGATAAGATTAAGGAACATTTAAAATAAAACTATAAACATGAATAAAAGAAAAATCAAAAAAAGACTCCATTTAAATAATAAAGAATTTCAAATCTTATTTCGTTCAGGCAAGAAATACTTTAGATATGCGATAAATAATCTATGTCTTGCTTTTGGATGTTCTTCATTAGAATATTGGATATACTTCTTTGAAGGTAAAAGAGTTGATGGGAGTATATATTATAAAAGCATTTCACGACTAGTTCTTAGATAATGATAAATTAACAAAATAAATAGACATGAGCAAATTACTATTTTTTGATTTAGAGACAACCGGGGTTAAGTTCTGGAGAAACGGAATACACCAAATAGGAGGGATCGTGGATATCGACGGGCAGGAGACTGAGAGGTTCGACATCCGCCTAGCCCCGAACCCTGCCGCCACGATAGAGCAAGAGGCGCTGGATGTGGCTGGTGTTACCTTGGAGCAAGTGCAGTCGTATCAGCCTATGGAAGAAGGGTACAGGCAGTTAGTTGGTATATTATCCAAATACGTGAATAAGTTCGACAAGAGGGATAAAATGTATTTGGTGGGGTATAACAACGCCGGATTCGACAACAACTTCCTACGGGCTTTATTTACCCAATGTGGGGATAAGTATTTCGGATCATGGTTCTATCCTAACTGTATGGATGTATATGTTATGGTGACACCGTTCCTGATGGGCGTAAGAAACGATATGGAGAACTTTAAGTTGATGACCGTAGCCAGAACTATGGGTATTGAGATCGACGAGAATAAGCTTCATGACGCTACTTACGATATTGAGCTGACTAGGGATATTTTCTATCGTATAATCGGTAAAATGGATGTTAAGTTATGAGAAGTATCTTAGAGGCGATGCATGATTATCCGGATGAGGCTCTTGGGCTATTTTTCTTTTTGATAGTGGTCTTCTGGTTATTGTCAGGTATATTCGAGAAAAAAGATGAATGATAAACTCGATAAGATACTAGATCTCCTAAGATCTCAAAATGAAATGATCAAGGATATTCACGACTATGTGAAAGAAGTTACCAGCGAGAAGTATATAGGAGAATCTAGAATGACAAGCTTCTCTATTAACTTGGCCGCTGATATACTTACCGAAGCCATTAGCCCTAAGATAAAGGAGATGATGGTGGATCTATTGAAAAAACAAGGATGGAAAACTGAGTGAAATATGGGGACTTATGAGAGAAAAGTAAATCAATTAAAGGATTTGATGAGAAGGAAATACAAATCAGCTTACAATAAATCCAAGGAAATGGACATAGATATAAGCTCAATGACATATCTTCCATGCCCAGACGCATTTAACGTCATAAATATTGAAAAAATGCATGTTATTCTTGATCGGGTCAATAAGATCATAGATGAGAATAAGGATAAGCTCAAGAACCCAACTTGCGCCACTTGTGTACATCTACATGATCGGGAATGGGCGAAAAGATACGGGAAAGTATGCTGCTCCATTTGGCAAGTGTGCGACCATTATATAAACCCTAACAGGAAATATGATAGGGAGCAAAAGACTTATACGAGACGCCCAAGCAATAAGGCTTGTCCTAATTATGAATATGGTGATGATAATTTTGAAAACAGAAAAAGATGCTTAAAGAAAAAGAATACCCGATAAACAGCTATGGCCCAGTACGCACCAACAAAGACCGGACGTGCGTCTGCTGTGGCGATACGGTTCCCGCTGGTAGCAGCATGATGATGCCGAGGAACGCCAAGTCCAGTTATTGTCTATGCATATCTTGCTTCAAAAAATGGAAATCTGTTGGTGGAGATCTTAAACTGATGGACAATCTCAGCAATGTGAAGAAAGAGCATATCATATATATGTCTAAGATCATGAAAGGTAATTGTGACATTGTTAAAGGTCATAAGCTTTATATAGCCCTAAAGAAGGCGATAAACGAGAAGAAGGTAGCCGTTATCAGATTCGATACCGACCAACCGATATGTATATCGACAAGAATCATGAATCCTTCATTCGGGGTGATCATGGACGAGTACGGTAAGGATGTATTCCAAGGTAACCTTAAGCTAATTAATGTCCCTAAAGGTGTCAAGGATCTAATAGTTAACTATATAGAAAAATATCGTAAATTATGAACTTCAAGACATTTGTATTCATAATCCTTACATTCAGGAGAGTAGATCCTATACCTAAGAACATAGGTCTTATGTTGAGTATAACATTCTGGATATCTATAGTATGGATAATATCCAACTTTGCTATATTGATAATGAGATTAATAAAATAGACAAGATGAAACAAGGAGACGTGATATACAAGAATGGCATGGAGCTGCTTGTAGTATTAAGTTACGACCATAATGAGCCATGTAAGGGCTGTTTCTTCTACAAGAATAAGGCGTGCGGATCAGAAAAACTGATAAAATGCTGGGATTGTAAAAAGGAATATATATTCACGGCTATACGTAAATATAATACGACTGAACTGTGCGGAATAGTAAAAAGATATGAGGAGACGTATAAGATAATACTTAAAACAATCAAGAAGATTGAGAAAGAATGTCAAAAATATGTTATCTGGGATACTGTGCATGTGATGTTGAAAGATGATGGAGAGCTTATTATAAAAGCCTTATCCAAGGATAAGTCCGTGCTTTTAAATGATTTCATTATATATGTCAACAATAATGGGAGTATAGATGAAGATGACTATGATCTATTATTAACTAAATAATTGATAGTACAAATGGACAAATCAAACAAAATAGAGAATCTAGCAAACAAGTATGTTGAAAGGCATATAAGAGATAGACATCTAAGCGATGATACGATAAAAGAAATAAAAATAGCTTATATTATGATTATAAAAGATTTTATAGCTATTGTCGATAAATCTACATCAATGAATGAAGATGATATAATATACGTCGTTAACAACATATCATCAATATTATATGAACCTGTAGAAATCTCTAATACCGATAAAAAAATATTGGAGATAGGGATAGCGCTAGGCCTAAAGGGCGCCATATCATGTATATTTGGTTCATTATTAAAAGATGACTGCAATATAAAAGATGAGATAATTGATATATCTAAACATATAAAAGAAAAATTAATATCAAATAAGATGGAATGAATCACGCTAGTCTTTTCTCAGGTATAGGAGGCTTTGATTTAGCCGCTAGAGAGGTAGGATGGAACAATGTCTTTCAATGCGAGATAGATCCATTCTGTCAAAGTGTATTAAAATATTATTTTCCAAAAACAGTATTATATGAAGATATTAAAAGAACTGATTTCACTTCATGGAAAGGGAAAATCGACGTGCTCACCGGAGGTTTCCCTTGTCAACCATTTAGCGTCGCTGGACAACGAAAGGGAGCGGATGATAACCGTTATCTCTGGCCGGAAATGCTTAGAGTCATACGAGAGACAAGACCGCTCTGGATTATTGGCGAGAATGTTGCTGGAATCACCAATATGGTTCAACCCGGTAGTGAAACTGACGTGGAAACGAAAAGTGATCAAGATGAAGAAAATTACAAGGAAACGATACTTGAGCAAGAATATATCATCAATACCATCTGCGACGATCTTGAACGTGAAGGATATTCCGTCCAACCGATCATTGTTCCAGCTTGCGGTGTCGGAGCGCCACATAAACGGTATAGGATATGGTTCATTGCTTCCGACTGTTCAGACGCAAGGGTTGAAGGTTTGCGACAAGGACGGGAAGACAAGATTCATGGATTTGAGTTCACTTCCCAAACAAGGGATAAAATACGGAGACTTATTACCGACACCAGTGGCCTCAGATCACACAGGTTCTTGTACGATAAGGAAGATGACAAAAAGCAACGGAGCACCGAGAACAGACTCTTTAAGAAATACGCCTGCCGTGATTGGGATGGACGGGGATCGACTCAATGGAAGAGTTTTCCAACTCAGTCCCCTATTTGTAGAGGAAATGATGGGCTACCCTTTAATGTGGACAACCTTACCATTCCTTACGGGAAATGGAGAAAAGAATCAATAAAGGCTTATGGTAATGCCATAGTGCCGTTGATAGCGGTGAAAATATTCGAGATGATAAATAAAATAGAAGGATATGAACAACAAACAACTTTATAAAATAACATTGACAAGGGAACAACTGATGCTGATATCCCGGTGCGTGGAGGACATAAGCAGATACGCAGCCGGAGACATGGATCTTCAGCATACCACGGAAACTTTGATAGATGATATGGACAGGACGGAGTCGCTGGGGATAAGAAGCTTTATAGCAAATAACTCGATGGCTATAAGAAGAAGGCTGTTCCCGGATCTCGAAGACTATGAACATATAGGGTATGATGGAGGTAGTAAAGATATGATCAATAGAAAGAGACTTATCGGAAACACCTACCAGATATATAGATCAATACTGCATCAATTGGCTATTGACGAGAACTGGAATAACGTGTATAGCGACATGACGTTACCTTCAGGCGATATGGGGATGATTAAGGTGGAGAGGGTTGACGATGATAAGGATAACGACATTTAACGATACTAAAATATGAGCTTATTTGTATGCGCTAAATGCGGTTGCGTTGATAATACCGCTACGTCTAGTTATTGGATGTTGACAAACGAGTATATGGTGGATAAATTCGACTATGCCAAGGAACTACAGCCGTACAAGGGCATGGGGCTGTGCAGCGAATGCGGGAGGCTGGCTACCAGCCCCGACGGCCGTGATGTCGTGGTGCCCGGAAAATGGCACGGGAAGTTCCCGAAGAAGAAAGCTACCGAAGAGGAATTAAAACGTGTAGGATATAAAAATTTGATAAGATGAAGACAAAGAGGAATAAGATAGAAAAAGGAGATACCATGATATATGAAGAGAAGAGATTCATGGCTGTCTCAGAGATAGAGAAAGAATGTTGTACAGGATGTTGTTTTTATGACAATGGAAATTGCCAGTTAGAAAACCCAAATTGCTTTAACAGTGGTATTATATGGGTGCAAAAAGAGGATTATATGAGCGAGATCAGTGAAAAGGCTATTAAATTGGCTATAGAGGCCATGAGACCTATCCCCGTGTATTCGTCACCATGCTACAGCGTAATTGATAACAGATCGCCTGAGGAAAAGCATGAGGAAGACATGAGGTTTTGTAAGGAGTTTAATAACCTTAGATGTGAGATGCTTATTGATATGGCTAAGAAAATAGAAGAGTATTTATTACAAGATATATAATATGAAGAAAATAATAGGGATAGATTTTGATGGGACGTGCGTAGTAGACTCATTCCCTTATGTAGGAGACAATATCGGAGCCGCTAAAGTATTGAGAGAATTGGCTGATAAGAATCTTCTGATATTATATACGGTAAGAGATGGTAAATATCTACAGGATGCCGTAGACTGGTTTAGATACAATCATATCAATCTGTATTCGGTAAACTACAATCCTGAGCCAGTATCATCATCACCAAAAGTGTATTGTGATTATTATATAGATGATAGGAATATCGGCACTCCACTTACGGATAAAGGATATGTGGATTGGGATAAGATGCTGGTGCTATTAAGACAAAAGAACTTATTATGAAGACAATAAAAATGAATATCAAAAGATATAAGGAGATTATAAGGAAAAAGGATATACTAACACGAGCCTTATCAGAGGCTCGTAAATTAAACAAATCAATAATATGGGGATGAAATATCATTAGGCAGAATACCTCATCGTCTAAGAACCGTAAAATAAAAAATGATGTTATTATGGCTACTAAGAAACAGATATTAGAATCAAATGAATTACTTCAACAAAAAAGAAAGGCTTATCATCTTTCAGATGAAGGATTCGAGGAATATAAAAAGTTCTTGTCAGATCCCGATCAAAAGAAATTTTGTTTCAAGGGATATTATTATGTAGAGGTAAAGGAGCAGGATGATAAAGAGCTATTAGGAGCAATGGGACGAGTAGTATATGAATAAAGTAAGGTAATTATATATCATTTAAATTTTGAATCATGAAAAAATATAAATTGTTAATAACAGATTTAGATGGGACACTGATTGAAACATTGTCAGGAGATACATTCCCTAAAGGTATATGGGATATGAAAATCAAACTCTACGTATTTGAGGCTATCAAAAATTACGCTCCTGATGATATACTAATCATATCAAATCAGGGAGGTATAGAAAAAGGCTTCGTAGACAAAGAGATGTTTGAATATAAATTCGATTATATATCAAGCGCATTGGAGGATTATACCAATATATCCGTATACAACTTTTATTGCGACAACAATGATAAAGATAACATCAATAGGAAACCAAATACGGGGATGATAGACCAGTATATGGATTATATCAAATTCATAAATGATAATGTAGATGAGGAAAATAAGATCATATACGATACTATCATGATGATCGGGGACGCTTCCGGGAAAGAAGGGCAGTTCTCCGACTCCGATAAGAAGACGGCGGGAAACTTCGGGTGTGAGTATATGGATGTGGATGATTTTGTGTATAAATATAATAACCGATAACGAAAATAAGAAGGATAGGATGATAATTTCCTATCCTTCTACTATCTTAATCAAATATCTTACCCCCGAAAGAGATGAAAGACTCTCTTGATTGAGGTTTGTTCTTGATATTATATAACGTTTTCTCAAATCCCTTCCTAGTCATATAAACCGTATTCCTGATCCCGGTATCCGTATTGTATCTGTAATGCGCGTAACCCTTCTTCATAACATTCTCTGTCAATATCCATTCTCTCTTATTCTTGTAAAAGAAACCTTGCTCTTGTAAAAACTCTCTTAGAGATCTTTCCGCTATATCACATCCATGAGACTCAAGTTCTCTCCTAACATCACGAATCAACATATCATCACCTTTGTCATTGGCCATAATAGCTGTTTCGGCGAATCCTACCTTAGGGGCTTGTTCTTTAATAATGTTATCGGATATCATCTTAGCCTCCTCCGCTGCTTTCTTGGCTTCAGCTAATGCCTGTTTTTCTTTCTCAGATGCTAATAACGCTTCTAATGCTTCTATATAATTATGTGGAAGGTTCTTTTCTACAGATGCTTCCGTTTTATTTAAAGCATTTGCTGTGCCGTGAAATACGCTTCTATATACATCAAATACTCGTCTTTCTTTCCTTGCTATTAAATATTCCATGCAAGATACAGATATCATATATACAATTGTTGGTCTTCCCCCGGTAGGGTTTTTACCATTTTTGGTAAAAACTTTATAATCAATATCTTTAATAAACCCATTATCACCAGTAAGAACCCTAACAGCCTTACCCTTATCAGAATATATCAAAGGCCAAACCTCATCTAGGTTAACAGGGAAATCCTCTCCGGATTTAACTAACTCAAGAACCTTCTCGAAATACGATCTGATAGATAAATCATCATTCAAAACAATATTACACATGATATAAAAAATAGGCCCAAAAGGAGATGTCGGATCTCACCTCGACAAATCCTAATGAGCCAAAAATATCTTACACATTGAATGACCTTGAAGTGAGATCCCGTCATTCATTGTTTCATAATGCAAATATAGCCAATCAAATTGTCTTAAACAATTGACTGGCTATTTTTTTTCGTCATACTATATCAGTTATCTTCCCCTGTCAAAGTACCAATTAGCGTCCTCCCCAGACTCGTCCTTATCCCTGCCTCCTAAGAAGAATCCCATCGTCATGCCGTTGGTCATCAGCCAGTAGTCGGATGTCTGCTTAATATCCCTAGCCGTCTTGATATTATACCATTGCTTACCAAACGAGAACTTCATGAGCTGCCTCCATAGCTTGCTCTCGCCCTTATACACGCCGGTCTGGACGGTAGCGAACGGATCCCAGTTTCGAGGATCGGTGAGATCACCTAGCTTCCGGGCCGTGACCAGCGGGTCTTGTAACATATCTATAGCGTTAAGCTCCATGAACGGGGATGTCTGGGAAGCGATCTCATTGATCGTCCTGAATCCTATATAGGTAATGAACTGCCCGAACCAGCTATCCTCGTTATCCTCCCTGTATCCCATCAAAGCCCGTCCTATGGCCATCATCGTGGCGAATACCGCCATATTGATAATCGATCTCTTGATATTGATCTGCTCGTAGGGGGTAAGCTTATCATACTCTTCCTTAAGCACGTCATATGCCTCCCCCATCCTACCCTCTGACATCGATCCATAGACATTTCCGGCCAATCTCCATAATGTTCTCATATATCCTTCCTCGAACTGGTTGGTTTGGAAATTGAAACCAGCTTTCTTATACGCCCGCTGCACGGCCAATATAAACCATCCACGATGAGGCAGCACCATGTTAAGGATAGCGTTCCGGCTAGCCCCCACCCGGTTCTGCTCGTTCAAGGCGCCGTCACAGATCTGCACCATGCTCCTGACCCTACTGGACAAGGTGGGTATATATCGGTCTATAATATCCTTGTTAGCCTCGTTCTTAGCCACGATCTTCCCATCCTTAACATCTACCATGTTCCACATAGAATAATCCCTTAAACGCTCCCAATCACGTTTAGCCTCGTTAGCGGACATATTCCTATCCTTCATCATCATCTCCTTGAAATTGGAGTATGACCAAAACTGACCCTCGTATAGGCGGGTATCATCCATGACCGATATAATGACCTGCGGATCCAACGGGGAGTTAAGAACCTCCATCATCTTAAACGGCAGATCCCGGAAGAAGGTTCTCCAGATCTTGTTATACGCCGCCGATCGTACACGGTTGCGGACATTGAATACGCCTAGAGCCTCTCCAACGACATATAGCTTGTTGGTGCGGTTTATATCCCCGATCTCCGACACGTACGTACTTAACTGCTTCTGGGCTTCCCCATAGGCGTATTTCATGGAGTCCTTGCTTATATACTGCCCTACCATACCCTCCAAAAGGAAGTTGGCCTGCCCGGTAAGGGCGCCGGTAGCCGCGACGAATGGGGAGAAGCCTAAGTTGGATTTGGATACGAATTTGGTAAACATAAGAGCCAGCTTATTAAGATCGACCTTATAATTACCTATATTCCATTCTGCCCGCTTATTATTTATCCTAACATCATAGATACTGGCGTTAACCCAGTCCTGAAACATTCTATAGGCGTGAGTGACCTCTGGGTTCTTACCGCCGTCGTATTGCGTCTCCAGCATCATGTTCCTGTATCCCATGACATCATCCAAGGCCGCCCTCTTATACTTGTAAGCGGTAGCCTGTAAGGATAACATGGAATAGGAGTAGGCGAAGTCATGGGACACGTCGTTGGCGTTCTCCAGCTTACTAAGATAGTATTTTGGGATCATACGATATTTGTTATCGTTCTCATCAAGCCCTCCTAGGTCTTGTCCCTGACCATGTATAGGGTCATCCACCCTCTCGCCAACGATATCACGTACGGCGTTGCCGATAGCCGCCTTCGGGTCAACCCCGGCCTGCACCATCCTCTCCACGCCGCCCTTGGATATCTGTGGTATTTGGTAGATGTTCCGGAATCGCTCATCATAATCCTCCATAGCCTTACGGCTTATGTTAAGCAGCTCCTTCCTCATCTCCCACTTATCCTTATTGATCGTAGCTTCCTCCCCTTCGTTGGTAATACCGTATTTCTTGAAGAAAGCCTCGTTCTTGTACTTATCGAACCTAGGCGTATGATATCCATAACCCAGATCGGGATTATAATTAGGATTACGGAAAGAACTCTCGGCGTCAGCCTCATCAAGCCACTGGTTATTGATCGTCAGATCGATCATATTAATATCAAACCCGAAACGGGATACGCTCTCTTCCTTAGATATACCATTTTCTATGGCATCAAAGAACTCGGATACCTTATACGTACCGTTATTTATCTTCCTAACGAAATCAGAATATCCCTTGGGAGAGTATTTTCTCATATAAGGATATAGCCGAGTTCTGGCGTACTCGATAAGTATACTATTAGCCTTACCCATAGCTATATCATTAGCCAGCTTATTGTTGAAGTCAGGACCGTACTTCTTTCTAAAGAACGCCACCTCCACGGTTGTCCATGACGGGTTCTTCCGGGATAGCTTGGAGGCCATCCGCTCCACTTGGCTGCGGGAGCGGGCAGACATATGTTCCTTGGCGAATTTAATCTCATCCATACCCTTGTCGTATGCCATGGCATCCCTTAAAGCGTTACGGTAAGAATCCGTGACTCCACTCTCCACCGTATCAGGCATATCCATCTCAATAGCCTCAGCGGAAGCGGCGGCATTAATGACGCTCTTAGCCTCAGCCAGACGATCATATAACTCGTTTATCTTTCTTAATGAGGCGGATCCACGTAACCTATCGAAATCATATTCCCCGTATCTCGTGCTATCCCGGTACTGGATAAGCAAAGGCCTTAGTTGGTCATTGATTTCGTTTATTGTCGCCATCGCCTCCTCTACCTTCTCTATCCTTGATGATGATACAGATTGCTCCGTGATCTTATCAACCAGATTCTCGTAATAATCACCCTCCTCGGATCCCCACATATCCTTAGAGAAACCAAGATGACCGCCAGCTAGCAGGAACTCGAACGCCGCCTTACCGCCCTCGGAACGCTCTATTCCACGAAGTATCTCCTTGAATTCCGCGGAAGCCTTACGACCCTCGTTGGTATTCCCGAACTCCTCGGCCCACGCCTCGTCCCATGCCTTGATCTCCTCGGACATCATCAGAGCCTCGGATCCCTCTTCCTTTGGTGTCCCATCGGAATACCACTCGCTCTTGGCTATAGCCCTATCACGTAAAATATCCAGATAAGATCTCCAAGCTATAGGATCGGATTGAAACGCCTTCCAATCGACCTTCCCGTTCCTCACGAACTTACCCATAGCCACATACCTGCTCCTGCGGATACGGGTCATGAAATCGGACGTGGCTTGCGATACCCTACGACCCAGTCTTTCCTCGACCTTCTTATTAACTTTCTCGATCTTATCGTAATAAGCCTGCACCATAGGTTTCTCTCGGTTCTCATCCAACCACTTATTTATCGTATCCAGATACCGTTGCTGATCCTCGAACGTCATGTTCGAGATATCAAAATTCTGGATGGTAGGTTTGAATACATGATATACCTCCTTCGTAATAGGCTTATCCCCGTCATATCCTACTATGTCGTCACGGGTCTTCACCTTAAGACCTCTATCGGATAGAAGAAGATCGATAAGTTGTTTCTCGGTCTTACCCGTAACATTCTTAAGATCATATATATCGATAATAGCCTTAGCCTGCTCGGTCCTGAGCAGTAAATCGTATTTGGCGAAATCACGGGACGAGTCAAGGTAATCCGAGTTCTTCCCATTTATCTTCTGTATAAGATCCTCATTATCCTTTATCCCCCATCCACGCTCTTTCATCATCCTAGTCATCTTATTGATATTAGATATACCTTCGGTATGGGCTTCACTATGAGCCTTGGCTAGACGTTGGCCTAACATACCTAAAATAGCGTTACCACTATGCTCCAGCGTGCCAAAGAACCGGGACATGACATTGATATCCTTATGGATGTTATTTATCAACTTCTTTATCCCATTCCAATATCTTTCCGGGATATTAAACATCCTGAGCTGTCCATCCAGCCAGTCCTCATTACGATCACTTCGAAGAGCATTTATATCAGACATGGATGTCTCAGCCATACGTAATATATCATCCATATCCTCTACCATGCCAACCTTATTGCTGCCATAATAATCAGCCGCCTGATTATTGACGAATCCACGAAGGTTCCTGATCAAAGGAACTATCTCCCCATATACGTTATCGATAACCTGTATCGTCTCATAATCCAATCCTTTTCCGCTCTTACGTAGGCTACTGGCGACAGTGACCAAATACTCCACCTCAGCCTTGGCGGTCGCTATGACGCTCTTGGTGGATAATAGATTGTTATTCTTATTTAGCTCACCCCCGACTTGTCTTACCTTCTCGCCTATATCACGGAGAAGGGAGATACTCTCACCGATCCTCTGGCTTTGGCTTGACCTCATCCTCTGTAACCTAGTGTATAGCCTTTCCAATGACCTCCCGTTCTTGATCAACTTATTAGCCACATCAACATCCGATAATGAGTACATGAGATGGTCGCTATCCTTTAACAGAAGCACGTCAAATGCGCTTGGATCATCAGCTAACGCCGACTCCTTTATCCTATCAAGAACCTTATTCAAGTCTGATCTTTGAGTAGAGAAGAAATTCCGTATAGCCCGGATTATCCTGCCAAACAAGGAGAGCTGGGCGTCCTCGGACGAGGCCAGATCCTCCACCGCCTGTTCCATGCCCGGTACGAACCGCTGGGCCAACGTCTTACCTAGGATCTCCCGCTTCACCATCCGATCCAGTTCCTCCCCTTGGTATTCCTTCCCATACACCTCATAGTAACGACCGGCAAATTGATTCCATAATGGCGTGCCGACAACAGAGTCCAGAACCTCGTCAATCTCCTGTTGGTTACGATAAGTATCGATCAAGAAGTGAGCCACCTCCTCATTAAGATCCTCTACCGTAGCTCCCTCAGCCAGGGCAATAACCCCATTAGCCATATCGGATAAGGCCCTAGCCGAAGGCTCGACACCATTACGCATCTTATACTTATCCATATACTCAGACATACCCATCACCCGAATACCTAACGTGGATAAGATGTTGGTGATATCAGTCCTGTTCTGAAGATCCTCCGCCTTCTCATTCTCAATAACCCCACGGACATTACTTCCGTACAAGGCGTTATCCTCCATCATCAACGACAAGGCTAGCTCCATGAACCCATCATACTTATTATTAAGCTCCTCAAACTTACCTTGCCTTAACATGCCCTTTATCTCCGATCTGCTTACCGTAACCTTCTCCCCTGATGTCGTGATAAGATCAAGATCGTTATTTACCTCCGTATCAAAACCGATGGAGCCTAATACGTTCATCTCAGAAGACATACTACCAAACCTGTTCCTTAGTCTAGACAAGGCGTCCATAGCGTTATAGATCTTAAGACCATCAGAGTTGCCGGCTCCGGTAAGATAATACCTATCCCCTAACCTTATACGCTCCCCGCTCAACAGACCTTTCTTGATAAGGTAATTGACAAACCCTCCACGAGTGCTTATATTAGAGCCTGAGCTGATACCAAGGACCGGGATGAACGAATCACTGTTGTTAAGGGTTATGGAGGACGAGCCAAAGGAGATGTCAGCCGTACCAGACGGGACGTCGCCCTCCTCGACACTGCCGGCCAAGAACCCGGCCTCGACCCGCCCGCCGGACGAGCCTTTTATGGCGTTGGCGTAAGTATCATATACCTTGCCATCATCCGATCTAAAGAACAGGCGAGGCTCACCGGAATCATATACCAATCTTGAAAATGGAGGCGTATAATTCTCGATATCATTTAAAGGCAAGACATTACCAGAAAATATGATCTCACCATCTATATTTCCACCCTTCACCCTGATATTAGGTCGTTGCCCGGTAAAAGCGCTTTCAACGGCCTTCCATAACATACGGGCTGTCTCCTTAATATCTATATTCTCCCTGATAGCCCTTATATCATCCCATGACGCCTCTTTCAGTATCGTATCGCCAATATTATCCTCGTTTATGGAATCCAGATCCACCTCCTGTACCGTGGATGTATCTACCACAGCCATATCATTGACATCACCTACCTCTCCGGAGGTAAGATAAGCCACGACGCTGTCGCTATTCCCAAGGTTTCTGGCCAACGCTGGGGCATCCATGTCGCTTATGGCGGACAGGACCTTGGCTGACATAAGTTGCCCCCACTCGCTGGCGCTAAGTCTGGCGCTTATGGATCTGGCAGCCTCCTTATTTCTTGGCACGGATCTCGTCCAGTCTCCGAACTTAGACCTGAACTTATCGTTATAAATAGTCATATAAGCCTCAGCGGCCTTATTAAGGTCACTTACGGCGGCTATACCCGCTATCTTATCGAACAAGGTGGATACCTCGCCGGAAGGGGTCAAGACACGGGTTATCTTACCTTCCTTATTCCTTTTAATTACGCAACTCGACATAACTTCATGTTTTTGACAAAGATAAACAAAAAGCCCCCACAAATAAGCGGAGGCTGATATTCTTGTGTTCCTTATATAATTTATGGCTTAATCCGTATTCTTACTATTGATGAACTCGCTAACACAATCACCAGCGAAGCCGGCTATATACGCCGCATGTTCATCCTCCCCGACCTTAAATCCAAGCGACATATTACAGAACTGACACACGCTCATGGCTATATGGAACGACTCATGACATATATTTCTCATCATTATATCATCGTCGCTTGAAAAATTCCAAAGTATGGCGAATTTACCATCATCGTCCCTATCCCTTACCAGATTCACGAAAGACGCTTCCTTATCCATATCATCCTTATCACCCCATTCTCCCTTATGATCCGGCTCCATGTTCTCGAAACGGTTACATAACGTCTCGTAATCCAATCCTACCGTGATAATCAACTTCAACGGATATACCACGAAATCAAATTCCTGCTCTCTCATAATTTTTTTAATTTTTCTATAACCTCAAAACACATCTTGCACTCAATCCTACGATACAACTGCCTTACGCCATCTATCGTAGTCCAATAACGACCACCCTCTCGGTGCAGGAACTCACTCATTACCTTAGTGTCAGCCACATCATGTAGGTCATATGAGTCAAAACATAACCTACATATATCGTCAAGATCAAAATAAGTAACCTTATTATACGATATACAACTGATTTGTCTCCCATCAGGAATCTGAACATCGAAAACATTTAGCTCTTCCATTTTTTCAATCAATTACAATTTCCTCAATAATAGAAATAGGAACATTCACGCATACTCCTATGGTTTTCAACCCACATCCGTTACGCCTATTCTCCTGAATCTGCTCCTCTGATAAAGGGGTCTCGATACTACAATACTTTGTGGTATTTTCTTCATAATCATTCTCATCCTCCTTATAAGGTCTATAAAGAACGATATCTCCAGCCTTAGCAGCTAACATAACAATACCATGAACGTCTTTTTTGATCATGCCGATTTTACCTTCATAACCATGGTTCTTGACCAGATTAATGTGTTTTCTTATATCCATATACATAAAAATATGGGATACATATCCCATCACAGACCTGTATCCCCTTATAATAAATTAGCGACAAAAAGCATGGTGATGGACATGCGCCACAAATGTAATTACAAATTTTGTAAAAACAAAGCCGTTTTATGGTAAAATGTCCCTGATGAACCGCACACGATAGCGGTCGTTCTTAATGCTGCTCGTGATGCCATAGCCTGAGTCTACGCGGCCATTGCTGAAGTTCACGTACCATGCTTTTTTGGTGCCAGCTTCAGAACTAGACCAATAGGTGGTGGAAGTATTGAATTGTTGTCCACCAATAGCCGATAATGCGTTATTGACACTCGTCAAGTTCATATATATCAATGAAAGCTCACCACATGATGGGATATACCAATCATCATATCCTTTAGCGTCAGCACTAGCTAAAAACGTATTAAGCACATGGCCAATTGTCGCATAGGAAGTATAAGACCCACCACCGGTAGTCACCCTTTTTAATACATTGGAGTTGGCTTCCCCCTTCCAATCAGATAAAGCCCCGTTTGTCAAGGCAGTAACATTTGTCGGAAGGTTAGGAGTACCATTGTATGAACCCGACTCCGATTTTAGGTAACCGTAAACATCATCTCCATGTGCTTTGTTATAATTTGTAATGCCGGTCTGATCCGTATTATATTCACCCCAATAAAAAACGTAAGTGCTGTCCTTCCCAGACCCGGCTATTACGTAGCTTTCATTAGAGTCCTCGTTCTTCTCAATCATAAATCTCTTACCTTGAGCGTTAAGGACAACACCTATACAATCATTGGAAGGTTCGTCCGTTATGCTTCCATCAGGGCGGACGTAAAAAACACCAGGGCAAGTATAATTACACTGACATGGAGCGTCACTCTTCAACACCCCATACACCCGGTTGTCGCTGGTTAACCACCGTTTCCCGTCGCTCGTGATATAAGCTTGCCTACATCCCTCCTGATTCACCGTAAGCGTCTTCTTAACGCCTTTGGGGGTTGTTATCTCCAACTCAAGGGTACGGTCAAGGCCTTTGTTCATCACCGAGCCAAAGGAAACGGGGGCGTTACCGGTCCCGGACCCCGGGCTGACGGTCAGAGGCTGGTCCGTTACCTCGCCTACCCCGTCCTTCCAATTAACATTCAAATCACTCATAATTATATCCTTTAGTTATCTTCTACTCACAAAGATAATAAAACAAGAGAACCCCAACCGGCTTAAGTCGATCGGGGTCTGAGTAAGCGAAAAGAAACTGATTATCGTCCCATCATTCTCAATACGGTTCTAGCCGCAGCTTGCGCCCATGTCCAGCTGTCATTAGATGTTACGTTAACCGTCTGTTGAGTACCATTTACATCCAAGTTAATAGTCTCCTTGTCAAGCTCGATAGTAGAGTCTCCAGCGGCTTGCGTTACCGTCACGTTGGCTATCTGGCCACCAGCGGCAGTTACCTTCAATGTAGCTGTCAGTTCCTCGATCGTGACGTTGGCCGGTACGTCCGAGATCGTGATGCTCCAAACGAACTCGCCAGCGGCTCCGGGATCGTCGGCGATAACCGCTCCGTTAGCCGTAGTCTTTCCAGCCGCCGTGTAGTTAGCCGGGAGCTGTAACGTAAGCCCGTTCTCCTCAGCCGGCGTGACCGCGAACGTAAGCTTAGTACTGTTAGACTTACCGGTGATGGTAACATTACCGCCTGTCTTTTGTACGGAAGCGTTAGGGCTGTCTGATCTTACCACCTCAGCAGCCGCTGCCTGATTAACTACCAACGCCTTCTTAGCCCCGCCGTTCGTGGTGACCGTAAGGTTGATAGTGCGTTGAAGACGACCGGTGTGTTTCTCACCGGAGAAATTAACCGCCTGATCTCCTGATCCTGATACCGGGTCGACGGTTACGAAACCGAATTTTTGTGATGCCATACTTAAATATATTTACAAATGTCATTTTATTATGCCAAAAATAACTTGTATCATATCACAAGCCAAATATAGGGGGGGGGGGTAGATACGACTAGCCCTGTACAACCTCAACATACAACCCTACTAAGTCCTTTAGATTATGACTAAGAGGAGTTCCGCTATCCCTAGTGCACTTATATACATCAGCGTTCTGGATGTAATATTTATCCTTGAATATCTCCATTGGAGGGAAATACGGGATAGGATCCCCTATGGTCCCGGCATGCTCCTTATCAATGACCTTGTATAAGGAAGCCGTATCCAATCCGGGTTCCCATTCCTTTGATAATGTATGTTGTTGAATAACCTCATAAAGGATATCCGTATCGTCCTTCACCACCCTGAGACAGAATCCGGCATCCACCGACAACCCGAACTCCGCCCCTTCTTGTCCCCATATAGGGAATAGAACCTTAACATCCAGTTTCTCATTAGGGGATAAAGATATAGTCTTGTTATTAACCACCATTCTGGAGAATCTGACAGCCACTTTCTGAGGATCGGAGACATCTTTCTCCTTTGCCTGTTGCCGGACATAAGTCATGGTGATATTTACCTTGTCTGGATAGCCGGACTGAGCGTCAATAGCCCTCACCTGCTCTACGGTAGTGGCTAAGCTTACTTCCCTCTGTTTGGCTCCTAACGCCGACATCAGATCATTATCATACTTATCCATCATCCCGATCAAGATCTTGCCTTCCGTCATATCAAACTTCAGACCCATGATCGTTATCTTACCAGCTATAGCCCCATCAGCCAAAGCGTTACGCCTATCATATTCAGGGATATAGATATTTTGGTCATCCAAGAAAAACTCATGAAGATTATTATTCTCATAAGTCCTGATCTCCTCATACTTAGCCGATTTCTCCTCATTAAGAAGCCTTGAGTCATCCAATTTAGCCTCGATAATCTCCTTAACCGTAGCTTTAGGATTAGCCTCCTTGAACGCCAATTGCTCCTCCCCAAGCTCTATCCATGGGGCGGGATTCCCGTTAATGTAATCATCATAACTATAGCCCTTGGCGTAATTATCATCAAGCGGATCGCCCTGAACTAATTGATTGGGATATATTTCCCTGTTTATATATACGTAGCTCATATCTTATATCATTAATCTTGTTCTTTAACGGCGATACTATACTTACCTGAAGCGTAACACCAGATATTTATCTCGAAAGGCTTGTTAGCCGTAGTGGTTATAGAAGTACCACTCATGCTTACATAAGCCCCGGAGTTGGGTATAGCCTGCGTGAAGGCCGCCGACGGGACGCACCTGATCATCAGCTCCTCCCCTATCTGCATCCCTGACTGCACGGATAGGGTGGTAGCGGCTGATAACGTAGCCGTGATACTTCTCTTGCTAATAGGCAGGTTAGCTAATGTCGTGACCGTATTAACCCCTATAAGCCTGTTCATGGTCTTCTTATCGGCGGCCGCCATCAAACCGTTAGTAGACTCATTGGCCACGGCGTATGTCGTGTTAGGAGGTGTAGCCCAAGTGCCATCTCCACGCATGAAACTGGATGTACTGCCATTAAGCTGTCTCAACAAGCCGTTAGCTGTAGTAGAGGCCAATCCGTATGTGGTATTGGTAGGTACGACCCACGTTCCATCGCCACGAAGAAAAGATGCCTGCTTGCCAGCGGCTGGGGCCGGTACCAATCCCGCAGCACCAGCCGCCGAGGCCGTAGCCGCCTTCATATTGGCGTAGGTAGTATTCGTATCCTTATAATAGGGGATACCACCGACAATAGGACAGGCGGTATAGCCGGAAGCGCTTGTCACGGTACTGCCGTTCTTGACCAACCCCGTGGACCCGTTAGCTCCTACAACACCATACGTTGTATTAGTATCCGTCCAAGGCACGTTGACATACATCTTACCACTACTATCCAGCTCTACCGGATAATTCTTACCATTCTCGGCATATCCGATCATCACCAATCCTAAGGTTGTGGTATTGGCCTTGGCGTATGTGGTATTTGTCGGAACCACCCATGTGCCATCACCACGAAGGAAGGAGGCTTGCTTGCCGGCGGCCGGAGCGGGTACCAATCCCGCCGATCCTGCGGCTGAGGACGTTGCTCCTCCCATGTTACTATATGTGGTGTTAGGAGGAGTTTGCCATGTCCCATCACCACGAAGATACTTGGCTTGCGCTCCGGCGGCAGGTGCGGGGACCAAACCTGCCTTTCCCGCCGCTGAGGCAGAAGCGGCTCCCATATTGGTGTATGTCGTGTTGGTATCCGTCCACGGAACATTCACATACATCTTACCATTTCCGTCAAGAGCTACCGGGTAATTCTTTCCGTTAGCTGAATACCCGATCTTAACAAGACCCAGATTATCGCTTGTAGCTTGGGTATAAGTCGTGTTACTGTCAGTCCAAGGGACATTGACGTACATCTTGCCATTAGCCAATAGCACAGCGTAGTTCTTTCCATTAGAAGCATAGCCGATCTTAACCAATCCTAAGGTGTCGGCCGTGGCTTCATTATACGTTGTGTTATTATCCGTCCACGGAACGTTAACGTAAGCATTGCCGGACGAATCCAGCTGTACCTTATAGTTCTTCCCGGAAGTCGTATATCCTACCTTAATACCGCCAAGAACGGTAGCGGAGGACGTGGGAGGGGTGAAGGTACTTGGTTTGCCCGTAACCCCGGACCAAGGCACGGAGGAAGCCTGACTGGCCGTGTAAGGCTCATACCCATCCTCACTGTTCAATTTAGACTCGTCTTTTATCAGATACATCTTACCTGTAGACGTGACCTTTACCGTATCACCGCTTTGAGCCGTAGCGGTGGTAAGGGCGAATCTAGCCGTATCATCAGCTACCACGACCAATCTCTCCAAAGCCGCCTTAGGTAACCTATCTATGCTGATGGTTCCGGATGCGATCTTAGAGGCATCAAAATTGGCCAATGTCGTGGAGATAGTTACGTTGCCTCCGAAGTCCGATGAGACACTACCGGTAACAGCCCCGGACAGCGCTATGGTCCTAGCCGCCTGTAATTTCGTGGCGGTAGGGGCATTATCCGTCTTAAGAGCATATTTGGTAAGATCAATATCATTAGCCTTATCCAAAAGCTGCTCTATCTGATCACCATTGTATTTACCTTGAAAATCTGCCATATTACACTTATTTTTTGCTCAAATATAGTTATATACATAAATACCAAGAAATCGAGGGGAGGGGGGAGATACGGGTAAGTGTCAGAAACTGCCGTCCCCGTGCAGGAATCCGCTACGGAATATAATAGCCTTGTCTTTAAGTTTCTGGACAGAATCCCATTCCCATTCACCCTCACAAGGCTTAACGACATACTTATTCCCCCATGTCTTAAACTTCCTCTCTATAACAAACATCTCTGGGTCTTTTAAGACATGGAAGATACTTCCGACAGGGAAATACTTATCAGTCCTCAATATAACACGATGATGTTTCTCGTCATATTCAGGATCGCCTACGATACGTGCCTTATAAAATTGGAAATCATTTAACGTCTGATCCACTGGCTCTATCCAATAATACCCCTTACCCATTGCAGTTTGTATTTAATTATCTATATTTGCGGTGTAGTAACTCATAATGTTTTAAGTGATTTTCAACCAAAGGGGAAGGGTGTCCGTGAGGATGCCTTTTTTCATTCCCGCCCACCCTTCCTATGAACAAAAGATCTACCTCGAACAAATGTAATCATAATAAAGCTACGGTCAAAAAGAAACCCTATCGGTATTCTATTGCCGACAGGGTTCTCCAACGTTGTATCAAACTAAATCATATCACTCCATTTGATTGTGTCACCGACGAAGCACCGCACCGCCAGATACCTTACGAACGCCGTCCCTTCCGGGGCGTCAGGGTCTTCCAGATAAGCCAAGACAGCCTTGACTATTTTCTGGTCGCAATCCAATACCTTAGGAAAGTAGTCGCTATAGAACATAGCGAACAGATATTGGATATCTCCCCAAGTGGCGTTATCAGGTTTCTTGGCCCCGCATTTATCGAACATCTGCTTAGCGTCCTCCATCGTCCATCTTCTCTTGGACCCGTCGGCGTTAAGCATCTTGTCAGCGGCTTCCCTAGCCAGCTCCTTGGAAAAGTGATATCCATGGGTGTCTATATACCGCTTATAATCCGGGTCATCGGCGTCTGCTCCTCAGTAGTAACGACTCCTGCGTCCCCTGCGCATATACGGTTCGGTACCTTCGTACTCGTCACGGATGCCGCGCTCACCGAACCATCCCCTGCGATACATCTCGTCCTCACGTTCATGGAGTCTCTCACGTTTCTCAAGCTCACGCTCGTCACGTTCCAGCTCCCTCTCACGTCTTTCAAGATCACGCTCACGGCGTTCTAGCTCATCCATCCTACCGTCATGCTCCTTGCCATAATGGTCATATATTCCACCACCATAACCCATGTAAGTCCCATCCGAACGTCTGCTACGTCCACGGCCGCCTCTACGATCGTAGATCTCATCATCGTAGTCCTCATCGTGACCGCCGCCTAAATCTATAACTCTCATCTTAACCTAATTTTTTAATTAACAACTCTTTTAGCTCATCGAAAGAGGATCCCATCCTATCGACTTTCTCCTCAAGATTCTTGATCTTCCGGTCTTGATCCTTAGTCTGCTTAAAAGCCGGATTGATTTCCTCAAGGATCGAATCACAAGCCTCTAGCGTCCTCCTATGCTTATCGATACTATCGAGAATATCGGAGCTGGTTCTCTTAGCGGCGTTAAGCTGGTTCATGATCGGATCGACCGAGCAGGCCAAAGTTATGTTATTGGACATAGCGACATCCCTGCTCTCCGGTACGACATAGGTCATGGAAGACCCATTTATCTCCACGGTAAGATCTATCACCCTATCCTGTAGTTGCTGATATTGCCCCATCTGACCCATCTGGGGTTGCTGGAACCTAGGCTCGGACACGTTGACCACATTCCCCATCCTGAATACCGGAACATCGGACGTATCCAGCGTATATACTTGAAATCCTTTCTTTAAGTCTCTAAACATATCTCGATTTTTAAGCGGGAGGGAATACCCTCCCATTAGACATCCAATCTAACCTATTCCTCATCAACATCCGTTTCCGACGCTGATGCGGCGGTTGTAGGCACACAGCAATCCATGAGCCTCAATACACCCCTTACCTTGTTGAAATAAACAAGGCGTTCGGTGTTGTTAACCATAGCCGCTCCGGTCACAGCCACGTTGATCGGATTCACCACAACCACGCCGGTTACCGGGCAGCATGTGTCATCACCTACCGTGGATACGGTGCTGTTCGCTGGAATAGCTATCTGTACTGGCAATGTCTCGCCTGTTGTCGGAACCACCTGCCGGATTTTCAGCAGCAGAAGGCCCTCGCATGGCAAGGACAGCCATATCCTTGGGTTGATGCCGAAGATGGTGTTGGTAGTAGTCACTACCACGTTCTTCGTGACCAACTCATAAAGAGACCCTATTTTAGAAACACAAGCCATAATAGCCTCCTTCCTTTATAGAGTTAAATAGCGGCGTTTCCGTTGTTGCAGCATCCATTGTTGCACCCACATCCGTAATTACCTCCATAAAATGCTTGACCCCATCCATAAGTCTGGTAAGGAGAGCATGAAGGATAAGCCGGCACAGGGGTAGGTCTCAACTGGTTGATCAAATTCTGAGTCTGTTGCTGAGTCAACGCGGAGGCTTGGTAAGCCGACCTTTCATCACGCAACTGATTGATCGTATTCTGCATCTCACGCATTTCCAATTGACAGAATTTATCATTAATCAAGGTTGTTTGAGCATCAATCTTAGCGCTCAAGATATTGAACTGCGTAGTAGCCTGCTCACGATTGTTTGTCAATCCTTGGTTGATGTTACTCTGAAGAACATTGGTTTGCTCTAACGTCCGTAATTGATTGTCAAAGCCTTGCTGCGTTATCATATTTTGAGTAGCGCACGTACTCTGGTTAATCAAAGAACTCAAATTGCAGCAGCAAGAGCTAATTTGATTACCGATCTCACAACCTTGTTGCTGTACGGCGTTAATAACAGCCTGAGAGGTCATACCTACCTGACCAGCCACCTTATCGATAGCGCCTTGTACGTTACAGATAGCGCTTTGCAATTGAGTGGTAGTACAGTTCAAGGCGTTAGCGATCTGCTCAATAGCGCTTCTGTTACCCTGGATGGCCTGCATCAACAACTCACGACCATAGTCGTTATTCAATTGAGCGGGAAGACCATTAGCGCAACACTCATTACCATTGCCAAAACCATTGCCAAAGCCACGACCGCCCCATAACCAGAACAGGACGATGATCCACAACCACCAACCGTTAGCCCCGCCGAAACCGTCTTGGTTGTTACGACCGTTCATCAAGGCCGCTACCAAGTTCGGATCCATCTTATTTCCGCCTATTAAGTTGGCGAACATCCCCGGAATCATAGATAATAAACCGTTAGTGGCGCTTCCACTACCGGAACCCATACCGTCTAACAAAACGATTTTGTCTCCACTTGTACCCATGTCTATTTATTTTTGAATTAATAATAACCCCACCTGATGGCGGGCGTTACAAAGTTCAAAAATTAACAGCCCTAAAATCGTGATATGTGTCATCATCAAAGTACGTCATGTCTTGTAAATGGGATTAATAAGAACCGATACAAGACAAAAAAAATCCGGAGCGTATCACTACGACCCGGATTCATCGCAAATCTATAAAATCCAATGTTTCAATGCTCGAAAGAAAACGTCTCACGACGTCAAAGAGAGATTAACTACACGAAAAATCTCGCATCAACTTATTTGTATTAGCAGTGTATTCATTAACTATCTTACTGGATGAGGGATTATCCTCTATCCTTGACAGGCGGTTATCGTCACTCCTTACCGTAACATCACCCATCCTTCGTACCATATTTTCTTGATATGATGATGGATCGGAGTATATAAGATCATCAACGAACCTGTATATCGCACCATCAACCGTCTCACCTACCTTCTCATATAAACCGGATTGGAATGACACGAAATCATCATACCTCCCACGAGCCAAGAACGAACCGTCCGGTCTCGCCTCGACGCCGCCGTTGACCTCCCGGAGCAGGCCCGGATTCCTTTGGTACAGATACCTGTAAAACCCGACATCCATCATCCTATCCTGACCATCCAGATAGAAAAGGTTTCTCATGCTACTGTCACCGGACTCGATAGCCACGTCAAACAGAAGATCCCTTACCCGACCTTCCGGCAACGACATCTCCATGCTTTTTAACGTACCTCTGTCATGGTGGTTCAAAGATACATTATAAAATCCATTAAAATCAAGGAAACGTAAGACATTATTATATAAATCCGATTTTTTTAACCTTTCCTTGATCTGGATCTTCCTCAACGAGGTACAGGATTTGATAAAATCCCGATCCTTTCCCTGCCTAGCCTCGTATCTCCTGAACTCCCGATCAATATCGACATCATCCATTTTAGGGGTTACGGGATGCTGGTATATCAATCTGGTAAGGATCATGTTCTCGGTATTCGAGGATGAGATGTTGGACATAACCAGCTTTTTTATATTATCCTTGACCACGCCAATATCAGAACGGGAAGCCCCGGCGGGAACCACGCCAGCCGGCAAGTACGAGGGCCGCTCTATCCCGATATCGGCCAACATCTCATAGGCCTGATCGGTGTCGGTTATCGGAGCCGTGTTATGGTACGTATTCCTACTAATATACAACATGCTCCTATCATACATATCGGAAGGGGATGTATTCCCGGACCTTACATACACCATCCTATCCCCAGTAGAATAAGTATCCTGAACCTCGTATATCGGATTCCCTTTTCCTGTTATCCTATCAAGATCGGAGATAAAGCTATCGTATACCGAATTGCCGGCCTGTATGGAAGACAACATGACGTCCAGCGACGCCATAAGATCACGGATATCCTCAGGTCTGGATATAACCATCTCATCGCTGATCGCCTCGCTTATATCCACGCCCATGTCGGCAAGATCCATGGCTATGTCATGCAGACGTCCGGCAACGTCCTTGATATCCTTAAAATCATCCATATCGATTATCTCCCCAACCTTATCCCTTAGACCCTTCATATCCTTAGGCATACTGATATACGGTGTGGTACTATTGAAGTACGAGTCGGTAATCGTATTTCCGTCCTGACTCCGAACCTCCATACGGGTCATATTACGATACGTGTCATACATCCGATCTGCGTAATCCTGATCCTCCTGATACCGGAGTGCCAAGGAAGGGTATGGGATGGAGGCGAAAGCCTGATCGAACTCCCGGCGGTCGCTGATACCGCCTACCGCCCTCATGATCGTATCCCTTACCTCTATTGGATTCAAGCCCCTTCTCTTTCCTAACGAGTCATATGTATCCTCATATATCATATAATCATCACCAAGGCCTGACTCGGAGGACAGGAAATACATATCCTTCTCATTAAGATTCCCCTCAGACATAAAATCGACAATCCTCCTCATCATATCCCTTACCCGCTCATACTCCGATCGGTTAGTCATGATATTATCAATCTCATCAGCGTCATACATCCCGGATCGTTCAAGATTATATCTGTTGATGAATATATCACCGCCTGAGAGGAAATTAGATACAATCATATCATTAAGATCATTGATATTATCAACCCCCAAGGAAGTAAGGGTGTTATTGATATCCTTAACCTCATCGGCCATGAAATTGCCAGCGAAATAGTTCTTCCGCTTGATAAAGGACATGGCATCATCATACCTAGGTTCCCCATTACTATCCAGATCATATTCTGATGGCATGGACATCCAGTCGCCAAAGAAGGACACGAAGTCGGGGGAGTAGGCCGTACCCCAGACCGATAAGGCCTGCTTCTGGTCGCCAAGCACCTCCATCGCCCTTTGGTATAATCCGGATGGTTGGTTATTAGGGGCAAGGACATTATCTACCCTACCCTCCTTATTTTTTATAACATAACAAGATCTGCCCATTACTAAATCGTTTTGTTACAAAGATATAAAATCCCATCTACTCTCACGAGCGGACGGGATACCAAAATAACAACATAATAACAAACCTTATGTTTCTACTGAAAAGTACAAATCATTTTGCCGATCCTCACGAACAGGCAAAAACTCAATCCTAAATTATAAAAAATGGAGTTTATCGTTTAGCGAAAATATCTTTATCTGATCTACTCAGAACCCTGCCTTTCAATTCCAAGAACCTAGGCATCCATTCTTTAGATATCTTAGACACGATCCACTGAAATCCCTTAGGAGTCACATAGACAGTATTAGTGCCATAGAACTCGTCATCATTACGATATCTATAACGAGCATAACCGCTGTCTATCATCCTTTGGGAAAGCAACCACCTCTTACCGGTCTTAGCGAAGAACTTCTTATCCTCAAGCAATATTCGAAGATTCTTCTCCGCTATATCATATCCATGAGCCTCTAGCTTTTCCCGAACCTCTCTGATCAACATATCTGTCTCTTGGGCTATTTCGGCTGTCTTAGCAAACTCAACCATAGGAGCCTGTTCTTTAATGATATTATCGGATATCCTTTTGGCTTCCTCTGCCGCTTTCTTCGCCTCAGCTAACGCACGCTTCTCCTTTTCCGATTTAAGCAAAGCCTCTAATGCCTCTATATAATCAGATGGAAGTTCATTCTTTGATGGCATATTGTTAGATGGCATAGAATAGGAACCTGTTTTCCTAATAAAAGGGAGAACCTCCGATGTTACCCATCTTTTGAATTTCTTAGCAAACTCCTTCTTAGATGACATAATTAAAGTATACATACCAGACTCATTAATAATCTTTATCTGGCTAACATATTGATTGTGAATAGGGGTGGAATCGTAGGCCTCCCTATCTTCTGACAATCTCAGCATTTTACAATCCTCGTCATCTACCAACCTTCTTACAGCATCCCTAGGATCTGCATACCCTAAACATTTAGCTACATCATTACCGACAAACCATGGTTCATGTTTCTCATCCAACAATACTCTCACATCCCCAAAATCAGGATTCTCAAATAATTTTAAATTATCATCCATAATATAAAACAACGAGAGCCACCAGCGTCCGTTACTCCACTGATAGCTCTCATTTATCGCCTACGCCTAAGCGATATTAATATCTTCTTCTGGTCTAGCAACGGATAGACACCGCAAATATAAGACCTTATTTTGAAACTACAAACAAACAGGAGATATTTTTACAAAAAATGTAATCAGCCATATTCCTCTGTCATATATAAAGCGTAGCTATACCTATCCTCTATCATCTCCACCACCTTCTTGATATCAGATAAAGTTAGTTTCTTTATCTCCATATTCCTACTATCCATCCTGACAAAAGAGTTCTTGAACTCCTGCTCGGTTATAGCATCCAACCTAAATAGATTATATTTTATAAGTAACTGGGTTACGTCAAATATCAGGATATTAAGATCAATATCATCCTTCAACTCATCAAGAAGATCACGCATCATGGCTTTGATAGCATCAGTATCAAGTTCCAGCTTCTCGGCTTCCTTCATCAACTTCTTGATAATACCATTGTGCTCGATTATGATGTTAGCATTATCATCATCGGTAGGTAAAAGGATATCCATCGTACATTTTATACCAACCTTATCACTAAGTCTTTTATTGAACTCAGTCATATAATCAAAAGCCTGATCCCTGCTTAATGAGTATGTATGATCAAGCAACTGCTTTTGTCTGACCTTGACAAAATAGTTACTGGTGTATAGCATCATCAAGACCTTTACTCGCTGGATGCGTAGGTCTTGCATGATCTTCCGATGTAAAAAGGCATCTAATTGCATAATATAAAGAGTCCCCACCGGGGCCATCACACACCCGACAGGGACCAACTTTTAAATATCTTACTCGTCAGGTGATGGACTGACGCTGCGAAGATAAGTCAAGATATTTAATTTAGCAAGGATTTTCCGCCTCATTTTCTCCAGATACTACGTTGCCGTCGGAAACCAAAGACTTGTCCTCGGCAGCCTTCGTAGGCGAGGCGAACTCCGATGGCAGATCCGGCAGGTTAGGGAACGAGACTTCCGTCTCCTCCTTGGATACCTTGTTCTCCTTGATACTCATCCTAAACTTAGGAGCTATGAAAGGATCGTTGTTAAGATCGATGTTGATCGTAACGTCATTCATCAAAATATCCTCCTTAGTTCTGGAATCACCTATCCATCCTCTTATGTCAGCGGTCATAGGCATCCTGCTAACCGCTTCCTTGACAGCTTCAAGCCGGTTCTTGATAACATCCACGTCTCCCGCCAGCGGAATCATATATGTCTTATTATCCAACCCGGATCTGGCTATAGCGTTATTAAGATCCATTATATCATCAATACTTACGCCTCCGCCTAGACCCTCCGTAATCCTATCAGCCATCGATTCGATCATGGATGAAAATGACGATATATCCTGATTTTTCAATCTTACGGGGTACAGGTAATTTCTTCCATTTCCTGTCTTTATAGCTACGACCGGAATACGTGAATTTTTATAATCACCATACTTGTCCCTGACGATAGCCGTACAGAACGGGAATATATTATACTTAATATCATCCCTCATCGTAACCTCCCCATTCTCTATATATCCTACGCTCTCGACCTTACCAGCCGTCTCGTTGGTAAAGTCATTCTCGGATACCATCAACGTCCCATTATCATCACTTATGCTAAAATTAGGTCTTCCCGGCAAAACACTGGTGACTGTGCCTACGAACGGTATATCAATCTCACCCGCGACGGATCCTACATTATCCCTATACAACTCAAAGGCCATACTCCTTAAATCAGCGTTACTCCCTTTTGAGTCTGGATCATTGGCTTTTAGCACCGAGACAAAATTACCATCACCATCCACGATCTTAATAACCATATTATCAACCAGCTCTCGGTAAGCCGACTTAGTCTCATCAGAATTAGGGTCAACGGCGTTAAGGCTATTGTATTTATCATACAATTCCTTGGTATATGGATCTAACATATCCATCTTAAACCTTACCATATCACCCTTGCGGAGGCTAGCCGTTGCTTCCTGATTCACCGACTCGTTGTTAGATCCAAACGTATCACCCGTATAATAAGGGACAATAGATCCATCCTGCCCCTTGCGATACACCATAAACCAGATGGAGGTCGACAAGGCGGTTTGCCGCCCCAATATGACACCGGTAGCGTTCTCGAAAGCCTGAGCGTCATCCTCGCTAATCATCCATCTTGAGTGGTTATTCGACTCTATAACAGTAAATATGTCGGTTCCGTTGGTGAAATCCATCACCCTTCCATTATCAGTATCAGTGGCATCAGATCTTTTAAGCCCAAGACTGTCCATAAACCTGTCAAGTCTCATTCCGCCAACTTCATAATACATAACCCCACCGATCTCTCTCTTCTGAGCCATCAACACCACCGGATTCTGGGCGGCGTTAACTTCCGTCCTGCCGGTGGATGTCCCGGGTTCGCTCTCTGTGAGGACATCACCCATAGGTATGGATTTATCGTAATCCTTGACAGCTATACTTCCGTTATCATACAACCTCATCCATTCCACGAATTGAAGAAGAGGCCCATCGGAATAATTATTGATAATATCAATAGCCTCATTAAGCTTATCCTGATCAATCTCATTGCCATTGTCAGCCTCATTCATAAGATCATTATAAGTCTTTATAGCTTCTTTGATCTGATCCTGATCAAGACCATTGATATTCATATCTACAATATCATCAACAGCGTCCTTGATATTATCATAAATATTATCATGGATCTTCAATCTATCTATTATCGATCTAGCCTTATTGATCCTTGAAATAGGATTATCCCCAAACCCGTTAACTAAACTATCGACACGAGGCTTGTTATTATCATATATCTGTCTCTCCCTAGGAGATAAGACATCCTCATTACCGTTCCATATCTTTATAGCTATATTATTGATTCTATCGTCAGAAGGATTTATGATATCCTCATCATCAGGAACCCTCTCGACTATACTACCTTCATCGGTCTTAATCTCGTTCTCCATAGATCTGGCTATCATATGATTATATGTCTTGAACATAAATGCCTCATCCTCCCCTATAAGACCATCTTGGTAAGCCTTGTCTATAGCTTGGTCGTTGGCGTAAAGATCATTGGCATCAGGATTATCAGTATTCCTGAAATCATACTTGCTATCATCCTCCTCATAAGTCTTACCCCATACGTTCGATAATATCTTCATGAACCCGCGCTCCTGCGCCCGGATGAATCTTCTGTCACGCATACGACGAAGAGACTCGTTTATATTCTTATAAGCCACAAGATTATGACTATACTCGCTAAGCAACGCCATGGCCTCTTTATGATTATCGACCCCACGGGTAGACACGGCATTCTCAAAATCAACTATAGTCTCATAAGCCGCCATAAGATCTGAGGCGCTAATCTTAGAATCATTATCATTTAAAGATAACTTAGATATATCCACATCTGAATTAATCAACGTGCTTAACTTTCTCTCCAAGGCAATTCTTTCTTCCGTCAATTTAAGAAGCCTATCATTCTCCTCAGCCAACTTAGTCTTATCAGACTCAATTGCTTCCTTCGATGCGACCTTTTGTTGAGTATTTAAAATATTCCTCTCCATCTTCCGTATATCATTCGTCAGCTTCCGGAGTTTTTCGAGAGCCTTGCTTGAATCAGGATTAAGATGAGAGTATATATCAAGGGCATCACCTATACCCGTCTTATATATCCTGTTTAACTGATTGGTGATATCATTCAAATTATCCTTAGCCTCAATACCGTTATATACCATATTGGAGATATAGGCGTTAAAAGACCTGTTCGGGATACCCTCAGTAAGTGAGTCGGCGAATCTGTTGGCCATGGTAAAATTATCCACCTTCTTATTAAACTCGTTGACAAGATCGGCTTTATACTCATTAACCTGCTCATCCGTCATATTCATATCGGACGCTATATCGCTATTAGGTATAGATTCGACTACCGTCCTGAAATTCTCCTTCGTATCATCCAGCATCCCCATCTCCGAATCATAACGAAGACGATTGAATACGGCGTCACTAAAAGTCTTATCTATGATTCTAGAATTAGGTATATCGTCAGCGTTATTATCCGTTTTCAAGCCTGATAATTGAGCGTTCAGAGCCATACTGCCACGAATAGCACGGATAGCGGCGGTAGTCAAGGCGCCAGCATTGGCGTTGTAGGCATCCACCATCCCCTTGTTCCTGGACATGTCTTGGCTCCATTCCTTTATACCTCCAAAGGTCTTTCCACCCATAACCGATCCGATAATCATACCGATGCCGATCTCCTTCCAGCCTTGACTAGACCCGTATGTTTCCTTGAACCCGTTCTTTATAGCCTCCATATAGCCTATATTCTGCCGGATAGCCATAGGATTGTATCTTGATTCTACCCAATCCTCGGCGGACTTGCTAGCCACTCCCTGAAGACCTTCCTCATAAAGACCTTCTGACACTGGGCGCTTGATAATATTGAACGTATTCCCGGCTATTTTCTGCCATTTCTTAGGCGTTATGGCCCTCAATGTCCCGTTATCCATCCTCTCGGCGCCTACGCCAAATATATTGCGTTTTATAAACTTATCCACACCAAGATCCATACCAAACATATCACCGAACATAGCTATGTTAGACAATGTAAGAATACCGATATTAGCGGCAAATATAGTATTGGCGGCATCGACGTTGTCATTTCTGAACCTCATAAGCTCCTCATACGAGGCTTCTCTACCATAGGCATTTCTGTAAGCCTGCTTGAAGTTTTCCTCAGACTCCATCAACCCACTCCTTGACTCTACCGAAGCCTCCCAAAGCGTTGACGTGCCAATAAAGGTTAGGTTGTCCAAACCCTTGCCTATGCCTCGTCCTATGCGGGCGGCCCTCAGCATGGAGTTAAACCCGCTCTTCGTGGCGGAAGCAGCCCTACCTAATCCAGCGACAGTCGCTCCTATCCTAGCCCCCATACGGGCGGCATTCATAAGACCAGCGCCAGCGAAAGCATAAGACGACAAGATAGCCCCAGCCGTAAATGCAGCCCCCGACAAAAGATCATTTGTCCAGAAATTGGTTGTAAACATACTTTTAAGAAATCCGGCATCTCGCTCCTCCTTACTGTAATAATGATTAAGCGTATAATCACCACGCTTATCCATATCATCCAACCATCTGGCAAAACTGTTATCATACATAGCTGATAACGTCCCTTTTGTAACAAGCTCCTTTAATCCATAAACAGACTGACCTACTCCACCTATTCCATACAAAGCAGACTTATAAATAAACTTACCTAATCCTCTATAAGTTTTCTCCCAACCACTTTGACTTCTCGATAGACGATCGTCATTATCTATATTATTGATATAATTCTCATATTTAGGAATCCACTCACCTGTTGATAACCTATATCTTGAATCACGAAGATTGATCCTGCTCCCAGTTATATCATAATTACCCTTAGGTATACCTACCTCATTTATCATCTGGAAAAGCGAGTTTCTGGCTCTTACGTCATCATGATAAGATGTCTCTACAGATTTTTTTATACCCTCAACCAATGACGGTATGCTTCTACTTCCTTCCCTGGATAAAACATCATTATCCATATCCGATGAACTACTCATCCCGACAGGAATAGGGATAGAAGAAATATTGTCCCCAGAAATCATAGGGGATGGAATGGATGGAGTCGGAACATAATATCCCTGATCCCTCATCACATTCCCCATATCATTATTATTATTGCTGTTCATTTTTACCATCTATTTTATCTATGGTCTCTTTATCCAACACCGAAAGAAGATTGCTAAGGTCAGAATGCTGTTCATTAATATCCCTACCCTTTACAATAACATCCTTATTAATAGCCTCAACTACAGCTTGAGTAAGATACATCTGAGGACACATATTTATGATTTTCATGATATTATCAGCATAATCAGTATTATACTCTAATACCTTAAGCGGTGTCCCAGTCTTTGCTTGACCATGGGAATAAATACCAACTTCAACCCCTCCTGGGAATCCCTTAGCTTTGACATCATACGACTTGTAATTCCTCAAAACCGTATTAATTATCCTAATAGCCCTCTTATTAAGCTCAGATGTAGCTAGATCATTACTCTGAATATCATACTTATCAACCATCCTAGAAGCCTCCTCCGCCGCATTCTCGACAGTAGCGAAAGCGCCAAGCGAATTAGCCTGCGCCCATTTCTGGTAAGGTCTATTGGTTGTAGCAGAAAAAGACACAGGAATGATCTTGGATTCATAATCTTCCGATCTCACATTTCTTTCCCTTTCATACAAACTATACCCCATACTATCTAATTCTTCTTTAGTAACTTGAACCGTAGCGATATTCTTTCCACCAGCCATAGCTACCAAATCAAATGTATTAGGATTATCTGTAGGACGAGCATACAATATATAATTATTAAGTCTACTATCTTTATCTTTATTCAAGAAACCGGCTCTCGCCAAAAGCAGACTCTCTAATTTAGCATGCATACGCCTATCCTCTTTAGAAGCGTTGGTAGAATTGGAAAATGACCATGATCTTGGAGCAAACTCATCATATCTTCTTTCATAGACTGTTTTAGAATCCTGAACAGCCTTAGCTATATTACGACCTACATTGGAAGAAGACCATTCCCTTCTGAGCGTAGGGCCATCAGCTCTAGACATATTCTTACCTATGATCTTGATCATTTTATCCCTATTAGTCATATTGGCATCATCACTATTCATTATTGGATTATCTACACGACTATAAGTTTTGGCTATATTATCTATATCATCCAAAGTGAAATTTTCTCCCGAATATCTATTTAACAGATTTATATAAGATCTCATCAACTCCGTATTAGCTATAGACCTATCCGTGTAGTTGATGTTTTCGCTTATCAATCCAACTATAGAAGAAACTTTCAAAGCATCTTCCGGAGAATACTCCCTTCCTCCAATAACCGCTCCATTCTTACCAACATCCCTTGCGTTAACCATACCATTATCAGTATATGTATCAATACCACCAGTAACATAGTTTTGATCTTTGATAGCATCATTAAGGATATTCTTCGTAGCGACATCAAAAGCATTCGTAAGATAATCAACTTCCTCGTCCATTATCTTACTATATTTCTTCCTATTATCATTCGCCGCCATAAGGGCCTCATACCTACCTACCTTTTCTGGTGATGATAACACAGAACTAGACCCGCCACCGTTATTGGTAATCCATGCCATAATATTCTCACTATTAACACCACCTGGATATATAGAGGGATTGTTTTGTATATCGTTCTCTATACCTCGTAAATCAACAGGGTTTAAAGACGATATTAAATCCTTCTCTCCTGTTGATATATTGTTTTCATTCTGAATATACTGATTGTCAAATATATTTTCAGGAGTGACATTAGGCTGAACTTTTTCTAGCTCAATCATAACACCTGAAGAAGCGCCGGGACTGTTACCACCTTCTTTAGTCATTATCTCCCTAAGCTTAAGATTCTGATCTATTTCCTTGGATTTTTGTCTCCATGAGAACTCCCGCTCCTTGAAATCAAGATCTCTTACTTTAAAATAATAATCATCCGCACTATAACTTTCTGATGAATTATTGTATGACCATCTAGCAGATACACCATCAAGAAACTCGTTACGGACAATAAACTCCCCTGCCCTAGCGGGATTCATGTTGTTGCCAATAAAGGATGTAGCTTCCTCCACTAACGCACGGCGCTGCTCCCGAACCTCCTGCAACGAAGCCTCGATAGCCGCCTTAGCGGAAGGGCTGGCCTCCGCCCCTTTGAGCTTGGCTAAAAGAACGCTCTCTTCAGCGTCAAACCCAGAAACATATTTATTAACAAACTGTTCAGTAGTCATACCACTAAACATGCTAGGATTGGTCATGGCTAAATACTGTCCCTCTATCTGCATCTGAGCTTTAGCATTCTGAGATATAGACCTAGCCGCTATTGATCTAATTTGAGATTGACTCATCTCATCAACAGTAATATCCCTCATCCTCCCTGTAGGTTTACCATCCACTATTTCAGGAACAGAAAACTTCTTTCCTTTATTAAGACTAACGAAATCTTTCATCATCTTATTCATTTCCTCATTATAATCCGTATAAGGAGTATAATGAATAGGATTCATCCTTGTCCCAACCTGACCGTCATTAACCCATTCATAAAATGGCAACAAAGCGACAGCCTCATTTATAGCACTATATTGCTTTGGATTATTGAGTTTCATATCCTCGATCTTCTGCGAGAAAGATCTATACTCCCTAGTACCGGCAATAGCATTCAACACACGGGTATCCAGAGCTTCTCCAAGGCGAGCCTGTATGCTTCTGGCTATACCGTCGGAAGCCAAATTAGATTTACGATACACGTTATTCACATCCTGTATCAGCCCATTTAACCTGTTCTGAAGATATTCCCTGTCCTGAGGTTTTATAATGTCAGAATTGATAATATAATCAGCATACTCGTTTATAGCCTGCCGATTGGTATCTATCTTCTGCTGCATGTACCCCATCCCCTGCATCATGACATCCATGTTGTAGGGCGATACATACTTGCCGTAATTCCTTAATATACTATATTGTGAAGCCATCCTTTATCCTTTCTTGCCTTTAGTTACTTCCTGAGCAGGATATAATCTCCTATAACTCAATATATCTCCTTGAGGATCAGCGATTAATTGTCCATTAGGACCAATCTTTACATCCCCGAATATAGACCTTAATGTATTCATGGTCGTAGCCGTATTCCACTTCTGTTGGATCTCGTCATTTACGCTATCAAAATACCTAGCCCAGTTCTCGTCAGTATTAGCCAAAGCCTGTAATATTCGACTTTGATAACCCTGACGTTGAGCTATATTCTTATCATACGTATCAGTCCAAGTCCGGGCGTTTACATTATCAGCCCAAGTCCTTTGAGCCACGTTCCCTTGTTCTACCTCATTAATGTATCTGCCTATATTGGAACTCATGATAGCCTGTAAATTGGATGATAAAGCCCCTCTCTGGGAATCCGGGACATTACCCATCTGATCCAATTGTGATTGGAAAGCACGATTAGCCTCAACCATATACTGATCAGCCGATCTCAACACCGGGTCCACGGTAGGAGCGTAATGTCTTTCCAGACCTTCCGTTGTCACGGCTCCCGGAGTCATCCTGAACACCTCAGGAAAGTCAAGACCACCACCTACTATATTCCTGTTCCCGTTACCATTATTAGTCTTACCGGTGTTAGTACTGGCATTTGTATTGGTCTTAGGGAGTGTATTAGGATCAATCAGCTCAGGCATATCCAACTTAACATCAGGATCCTCCACATCACCTATATCCATAGGACCGGGAGCCACCTTATGAGGGTCAAGTATAAAATCAAGACCTTCCATTCCTTTCATGGATCTCAATGCCTGCATCTTAAGCATATCCTCGCCAAGTATCTTATTAACGACATCCTTGTTCTTGTCAGAGAATAGTTGGCTAAAATGGGTGATACCAGCATCGTTAAGAGCCTTATGCTGTTCCTCTGTAACAACGTCTAGACCAATCATAGGGCGAGATGTGGTAAACAAACCTAATTTATTGTCTCTCATCCTATCATGATATGCGGCTTTCTTGTCTTCCGGGTAATTACCTTGACTATCCTCACCGCCAAAGGAAACGAGCGTCGTGTAATCCCGAAGCGCCTCGGCGTTGGCGATGATCGGGTTCTCAGCCGTAGCCAAGCCCATCCAGCTACTTGTCTGACCGTAGATAGCGTCTTGCAATGCCCTAGCCCTAGCGCCCTCTGAAGCTCCCATATAAGCATCGTAAGCGACCGGATTGAATGTCTTATAATAATTCAACCTCTCATCCGTATTAATACCTCCATAAGAGCCATCAGTTCCTTGGCGTTGATAACCGAAATAGTTAGGATCATTGTTGAACCTATTCTCGATCGGGCGGAAAGTTAATTTACGACCGAACAAAGACGTGCCTCCTATCTCCATCTTCTGGCGAATACCAGCCACTTTCTTAAGCAGCTCTTTCTTAGCCTCAGCTATATCCTCCTCCGTAAGACCGTATTCTTTCATAGATCTGGATATGATGTTATCTATCTCACCACCCTTAGCGAAATACGTATCCTCATCCTTCTTCATCTTCCGGTCTTCCTGCTCTTTGTATATGACATTAGCGAAGTCCGTAAATCTTCCCTCTAATCCATTAACGGTATCGTTGCTATCATTTATAGCCTTAGATAATACGGAGGCGTTTAAACGCCTCGTATTCTCGTCATCTATCTTATCGTTCTTCTTCAGCTTCTCCAGCGCCTTTTTCTGATCATCGTAAGCTGATTTAAGACCGATCTTAACCTTATATCTATCCATTAACGTAGCGTACGTATCCTTTGGTGTAGCCTTAATACCATACGTATCCCTAATGTATTTAGCGAAGTCCGGCTCTATGATGGTGTCATCGGTAATAACCTCCGTACCCTGCTCCAAAGAAACAGGCGTTCCCCCATCGGCATGCTTCTGCCCCATGGCCTCCATCGGCGCCTCTCCGGGCTGCTCCACGTACTCGCCCTTCTCGACCTCCACGTTGGCTTGATCTTCCATCGACTTAGGTAACGGATATAGGTACTCACCGGTAAGGCTTCCGCTATCGAACCTATTATTAGGTCCTAGATAAACACCCCCACCATCCTTGTACTGCATCTGGGATTGCCTTCTTTGTCTGGCCTCACGCTCCTGAGCTAACCTGATATTGGTACGAGTACCTTTCTCTGACGCTATCCCAGAAACCACGTTACGAGCCAACCCCATGATACCACTAATTCCTGAGGCTATGGTGGTTATCGTATTAGCTGTTTTAGCCCCAGTGGATAAATCACCATATCCCTCGCTTCTCATACGCCCTATACCACGACCCATCTGAGTGAATCTAGACCCTATATCATCAGCGCCATAGTAGGGGATGGTGGTAAAATCAAAAACATCCGTCTCGCCTGAACCGGTCTTAGACTTATCAACATCGTTAACAGTTATGTTATTAAGCGTAATACCATTGTCCTGATAATTCTCAGCTATACGTTGCAAACTACCCTTGAAGCTAGCCGGAAACACATTATCCTGATCAAAAGCATTAGCATATTTAGTCCTCAACTGATCTGGAGTATCCAAAGAATATATCCCTAGCGGATTGACCGGCGCGGGTAATCCTTGGTTGGTATTCACCAAAGGTTCTATACCTAACCCTTGTATACCGTCCATATTACCAAGCATATACGACCCGACTTCCCCGGCCTCTTGATATTTAGGTATCTTCCTCTTGATTACGTATTTGCTCATGTCTAATTAATTTCGTTCTGACACAAAGATAATTTAAAAAAACAGAGACTCATCATTTCACAACGATGAGTCTCTCAGCAAATGCTATTATTATGTACAGAATTAAATTCTTTTTATGAATAATGATCCTATAGCCTTAACCAAATCATAGAAACCGGCAGAACTGAGACCTACAGCCACTCCATATAATAGAGCCTCCCACCATTCACTCCCTATAAGCAATGGAGACACCTTTAGTAGCCACGCTAATATACAAACCAGCATACCTATGACTACGGCGGATAGGACTTTAGCCCACTTATGGGTGTCAATATACGGCACAACCTTGGCTAACTGCGTAGCTGACATCGTGACGAAAGCCATGATGCCGGTGAAGGTAGTTAAATCAATAGTGATAGCCCCTTCTGATGGGATTACCTCTTGCGCCATCAAAACGAACGGCGTCAATAACATAGCAAATAAAAATAACAATCTTTTCATATCTAAAACATTTAATAATTTCACAAATGTAGTATTAATTTCGAGTTCTACTCATACCTTTTATGTTAAGACTTAACCCCGGTATCATATTAAGTACCAGCTGCCTTTTTGCCTGTTCTCTACGCATACGCTCAGCTTCCGCTACCTGTGCCTCTGATTGGGGATCGTTCTTGATGTTGTTAGCGATATCCTCTATAGCTTTCTTGTTGGCGCCTGATTGAGCTAGCATCTTATATAACAGGCCTTGACCTTCCTTCTCCCACCAGCTATCCACGGCAGGATGGGAAGCCAAAGAAGGATCGGCGGGGGCTACCGTCTCAGGTACGGGCTGCTGACCTCCGTCCCCCGTGCCCGAATCCCGCTGTCCGAACTCGTATCTCATTGGCTCGTTCTCAGGAACACCATACCTATTAGCGAACATATCAGCGAACTCAAATCTCTTCTCATTTCTCAAGGTCGATCCAAGAGGCCTACCGTATCCTTGATTCCATGCCACGGTAGCGTCCTTGTAGTTGACGGCGTTATCGAAATCGGATTTAGAATACATATAGTAATTATATACATTACCTTGAGCGTCCTTGTCAAAAAACTTTCCTTGATTGATGTAATTCCAACCTAACCCCGGGACCTTGCCTTGATACTCATCCACGAGATAATCCAACTGCTGTGTCAATGTCGGTTTCTTCCCATACCTGCGCTGTAGCTCCTTCTTCCTCGGTCCAAGCCATTGTTGGATGCCAAAATCACCGGCGGCTCCTAGGGCATCGGTATCCCCTCCGGACTCGGCGGCGATGTTCGATAGGATGCCGATAGCTTGAGTTTGTGGTATCCCCTTCTTATCGGTCAGATAATCCCATATCTCATCATACACAGCCATCTTATTATCCTCTGATCTATCAGGATCAATTACATATTTACCATCTCCATAAGCCCTACCTGTGCTTACAGACCCGCCCTTATCTTTCTTCTCCTTATCATCATCCATCAACATCTTACCAACTATAGCCGCCGGCAAAATAGCAGGAACGTTTTTAATGGCTTTTTTTATTTTATCCGATGATTCTTTCAATACCTCTCCAGTAGCTCCAAGCATGTTATTAGAATAATCACCAGCATAATTGCTACCTATACCACTCACAAGGTTGTACACATCAATCTCATCCATGCTATCGATATACTTATCAAGGTCATCAACAGATGGAGTCCTTCCATATGTATTATAAAATTTATTCCACAAGCGAAATCTAGCTTGAGTATTAAAAGCTATTTTCTCTGATATCTCATCACTTGATGAGTTTGGTTTAGCCCTATAAGCGTCTTTTAATAATGACTTATCATTTTCGGATAAATAAATCTTATTATAATTATTACTTGAATCATATTTATGTCTAAACTCATGAGATAGGTTAGATAAACTCTCATCACTCCTAGTAACAACCTTATTGTATTTACTAGTATAAAACCCTTTAGCATTACTATTATCCAAAGCGGAGGATACCTCATATCTAAAATCATCAAAATCAGAATCCGCTGATACCCTTAGATTGTAAGCTTCTTCCAACCGTTTCCCATTATCATCAAGCATAGAATCTATCTTATCCTTAATATGCTTGTTAGACACATCATTTATATTTTGGAGATCAACACCATTATCAATCATCAAATCCACAGCCGCCTTATAAGAATCAGGAAGATCATTATAATTCCTTGAAATTCTCTCATGGACATCCTTGTTAAAAAAATCCCTAACCAAAGGTTCATCATGAACATATTTATCTACAAGATCATTATCTACAAGAAAATCATACAATTTACGTTTATCTTCTGGCAGAGGAATCTTCTTTACTTTATTAGCGAAAGAAAAAAATTCACCTAATACCGGGAATAGCCCTAAAGCTGATAATGTCATTCCTAAACCATCCCCAGTCTTCGATGACTCCACAAAATCTCTCACATCCATAACATCCCCAATAATAGGGATACCTCCAGCTATAATCTCGGTAATGTCAACTCCATCGTTTATCTTCTTGCCATATTCAGTATTAAGATTTATGCCACTAGATCCAACGGAGGTGTTATCCCTTGAAGCCACATATCCACCCCCTTGTTTCTTATCCATCTTCTCTCCCCATAGCCCATATTTCCCCCTAGGCCATATACCGTCTATGGCATCCACATAACCAACGGGGTGCTCCCCGTCCAGACGCCGGTCCCGTCGCTCGTCCGCTGGGTACAGGGCGTTGGCCAACGGCTGCGTGATATGACCCAACCCCTTATACTTGGAACTCGACATAGCATCCACCACAGTCCGATATACAGGTCTTAATTTCTCAGGTAAATATAGCCCCGCCTCATCAACCAACTCACCTATCTTCTTATTTATACCCCTGATACTGAAATTATAATTACCCATGCCATTATTCAACGGGGACAACGCACCTCTTATCCCATTCATGCCTTTAACTGCGGCTCCTCCGCTAAGGATATCAAACTCCGGGGACACGTTTCTCAAAGGACTATCATCCATACCCCTGAAATACATAGGACGCTCGCCTCTTACGACACGATCAAGATCCTCCTTATATAAATCCTTTATCCATGAAGGAATTTCCTCTGGTTTATCTTTCTTAGCCATAAATCATGTTTTTCACAAAGATAGGAATAATAGCATGTAGATTAAAACAGTAAGCGGATACATGATTCATATCATCTACCCGCCTACATCCTCAATGCATATGATAAGCCGCTAAGGCTTTCTTAGCCGAATCCCTCGACTTGTACTTGGCCGGCCATAATTTACCGGTCTTGTTGCTAACCACTCGCCAATTACTCCCTACTTTCTTAATGCATCCTGACTTCGGGCATTCGCCCTTCTTCTTACCGCTAGCTTTTCCTGTTGCCATAACATCAAATATTTAAATTACAATAGTACTTACCTCATAAGTATCATAATTAATTTTTATCTTACTCATTTTTGAAGAATTCGGATCAAAAAATACCAAATAAGCGGCATCATAAATATAACTTGCTATGATATATGAATTAAAAGCCGCCGTAAAACCGGAGCCAGATATCACTCGTGAAAGATACATATGATAATTATTTAGAATATAACTTTTTATATCATCATATTTTGATTTGGTTATAGATGATACTATATCAATAGTGCCAGGTTCTAATAGATAACTTGATATGTCTATACCTCTTATATCCTGATATAACCCATTATCCATCAATGCTTTATTCCCAGTCCCTTTCAACTTAAGATGAAGCTGATTATCAAAATTTATATTATCTTCTGTATTCCCAAAAGACCTTACAATAACTATCTCAGTGTTATCTGATGATGCTATATTTAAAGAAGAATTAATATATTCAACATTCAAATTAGGGTAAACAGATATAGATATATCTGAAAATCCCATATTAAGGGAATTATTTGAAGCGCTGATATAAATAGTGATACAATCATTCCTTTGATCATTAAAAACCATCAAATCATTAATATTCACGCCACCTAACGCTTCTACAAAAGAATTGTTAGGTCTTATCATCCTGACATTGGACGTAGAACTACCATCAAACAACGACTTTATAGTATTATATTGAGATTGAGGCAAAGTAGTAGATTGATCTCCTACAAGCTGTAAGATGATAGCTAAAAAAGCATCCTCATCATCACTTTTAGCTACTGCGTCCTTCCACGTACCATCACCACAAAGGAACCTACCCTCATCCCCCTTAGCAGGAGCCGGCACCAATCCCGCAGCGCCAGCCCCGGACGCCGTGGCGCCAACCATATCCTTGACCTTATCAAGTCTACTGTCTATTTGATTACCATCGTACTTACCAATAAAATCCTCCATATCGTTTTAATATACAAGGGAGAGGCGGCAAAATACCCCCCCCTATATGTTAATAAATCAATAAACTTTCTCCTCATTGCTAAACCAACGAACTATCATCTTGAACCGACTCTCAATGTCATTCACGAACCTAGCCAAGAACCAATCGCCACGAAGACGATCACGCCACCTCCGGTGATAATCGACGGCCCTAGGGTCGATCTCCCGGCCAATATCGTTCACGTCCTTAACCCATACCGGTAGGTTATTAGTATCGTCCTTAACCTCGTTGAAGTAGTCGTTGATGTTGATCTTCTGGTCCACTTCCGTCACCAGTATCTCACGACTATCGTCATTGGTCACAGGATACCTTAACCGCTGGCTCATATCGTTCTTGTCGGCGATAACCATCCGAAGTTCACCGCTGTTGTTCGTATCATTATAAAACCATGCCTTATTGAATCCAGTAGTCCTAAGGATTTGGTAATTAACCTCATCCTGATACCTTCTGGCATCCATCCGATATTGGTAGTTCGTGAGGATCTTATTCACATACTGCTCACGTACCGGGACCTCTATAACGAACGGATATAGCTTACCGTAAAATACTTGATACGATTGGTTGGTCAATCCATGAGACCATAACCCTATCTCCTGACTTTCACTTGAGTAGTTCTTTCCAGACTGGAAATAATGCTGGTGCTCGATATAATAATCAGGGGTGTAGGATAAATATGATTTCCACTCACCCTTCAGGCAGTTATATCCAACGGTGAACGAGACGTCCGTGAAATGGCTGGCGTCCTGTAGCTCCACCGCCTGCCCGTTCCTGTAAAACCGGCCGCCACGGAATTGGTACTCGCTCGGATTCCCTACCGGTATATAATCTTTCTTGGTTATCAGAACTCTCTTGAACCGATTGTCCCAGCCCATGGATAGCCCTATACCAAAGAACTTGTTATCGATATCGTAATAAGACAACTCAGCGTCCGTATCAGCGTTATATATCCGGCTACGGATGATCTTCATCTGAAGATGCTCCTTAAACCAGTTTCTAAGCCCCGGTGTGACCTCCGTAAGATTCCTACCATTAGAATCTACCTTAAACACCTGACCACGCCTTAAATCGACCCAAAAATGCCCAAACTCACAACTGATCATATCCCGGCTCTGGGTCCCGGAATATCCTAACGTCGTATTATTATACTCAATGCCACGAGAGGCGAAAAGCCCACCTGTCCCTAGCTCGCTATTCTCCGGGGATATTCTTTCTGCCAGCACGTCTATAGCGTTATATAGTCCTACCTGATTCTCGAAGCGAGCTAGTATTTGATCCGACTCTATTCCCTTCATGCTTATAAGCTTTCCGAACGAGGTCTTGAACTCATGGTAATCCATAGGCTTGTACGACAGCCAAGGATCGGTCATGCCGTTCTCCGACACGTCGGCGGTGCTCCATATGACGCCGTTGGGTCTTTGGTAAGCGCAGTCCCAAAAATTGCTATCATACGTCTCTGGTAATGACCTGCCACCTAACGTAAATCGATTCTTATACACAGGACTCATCTTAAACACATTACCCCTTGATATAGGGACATTACGCTCCTGAGTCCATGATATATAATCCCCCACCTCCGGATAGAACCCCTCGTAAGGCTCAGGGCCGGCTATACGGAAATTGCAATTGATCTCAGACTCCACAAGAAACTGAGGTATGCCATAGAAATATAGGAAGAAACGACCGCTAAGATACATATCTCCGGTCTTGCAAACCATCTCATAAGCGCTCTTCCGGCTAGGGAAAGAGTATAGCGATCCGGTATCCGTATCGGTCTTGTTAAGATAATCCTCCCCAGTATCGTAATTGACGAAATAACGGGGATACCCGATGTTCCGATAATCATAATAAGGGAATGGTATCATGTCCCCCTGACCGAACTGAGTCAAATAAAACATAGGCATCTTCCTCTTAAGCGAGAACCTTGATATAAATACATCACCTCCAAAAACAGGTTTACGCTTATCCTCATCCATCAACCCGCAACCACCTAACGATACCCACCTGATATCCTCTATCTGCCCGTATTGAGCCGGAGAATATTTCTTTATCCTCATATAGGGGCAGGATACGAAAGATTCACGTGTCATAAAATGAGGCGTCATACCAGCCACCTCATCGTTACGAATATTACACTCATCCTGAATACGGCTGGTATCGTAACTTGAAACCAACTCCGGATATTCAAGCATATACTTATCCATACCAAATGACATGAACAACGAATGCTCACGATCGAGGTTGTTTATGATAATAGGCTTACCACCTACGGTTCCCCCTTGTGACGAGATGTCTGTAACCGGATACAATCCGCTCTTGATATATTTGGCCGTTGACAATCCACGTAGCTCCGACGCCCCTATTTTTTGGTAAAATAAATTATAATGAGCGACAGAAGTATAATAATAAGCATAGTTCCGTCTAGGTCCCCTATCTATCAATGCCGTTAACCACTGATATCTGTACTTGCCTATATCCACCACGGACTGGGCTGTGGCCTTGGCGATACCCGTAGCCAGACGGATAGCCGTCAGCGCTATGCCGACAGGGTTGGCTAAAAAGAACACGCCTCCACCGACATATTGCTGTGAAGCCGACTGATATGTATACTCAGCTATAGCGGATATTAAACTAGCCATAGCCTCCACCGTAGCCAATGATGTTGCCATACTATAAGCCTTACTCCCTAATATCGTCCATTTAGGGTGATCCTCCACCTCCCTGAATATACCTGAGGATTTACCTAATTGATAACCATCAACAAGGCACTCAGTGGGAGCGTCAGGCTTGTTAAAGGCAATATCAGGACTTAAGAATGAATACCAGATATTACCCTTCCTGTTAAACGGATGCGTTATAAATTTCTCACGATTAATATCCTTATAGATATACATATCATCAGACAAATCGTTGTAAGGGTAATTAGGATAAAGGTTAGCCGATCCGTCGGGATCATCGTACTTAAACATATCATAAGCCAGACCGGTCCCGATAACGCTCTTATCCAACGTCCTATCGCCCCTATACAACTCATATCCTATTATAGAATCTCTTCTAGCCTTATCTATAAGACCGTTCTCTACCGCTATATCCAGAAACTCATTAACGATATCGTCATCAAGCATCACCCCCATAGGATAAATATAGGAGTCAACTCCATATTGACCGGTCAGTTGAGACGGATTACCCATGAAAGGAGCGACAGAGTTATCCGGAAACTTGTAATGACGTATAGGTCTCTGACAAAACGTGGTTGACGTATTGGGGTACTCAGCGTTATCCCCATTACCGGTGAAATAAGACTTACCCCCAACGGATTTAGGAGACCCATAGTATTTCGTCAAAGAATCTATTATATCCTTCCTCTTTGATCCTCCCGATGATATCCCGATCTTGCTTGAATCATACAACTCAAAATTAGCCGGATACTTATTGGCAGACTCCCAATATCCGAAATCACCGTACTGATATGGTCTGGGAGCGCAATCAGCGGGTTTATCTCCACATGAGATACATTTCGCCTCATAGGTAACAAATCTCCTTAATTTCAATTCTTTCGTGAAGAAGAACACGTATTTCACCTCCAGTGGCCGAATGCCAAAACAGAACGGGGCGGGGAAGATGGCGGTGCCGGCCGTATAGAATCCGGCAAGCTCCTTCATGTCCTGCCTCATGGCGAAACCGGTGAAGAACACGCATACCGCAGGCTCGATGCAAACATATATCTTATGGAAAGTAGTCTTGTCATCATTCCAGAACAAGTACTTTGGCATCATAAATATCTTATGATCCACGTAATTCACTATAACACCTTTCTTGGCATCATTAGCCAAAGGATTAGGAGCCACGGTACCTTCCTTGTCCGAGAAAAACGTTATACGAACCTTATTGTATGATGATGAGTCGCCGATCGGATAATTATAGTTACCCATCATCTCTATATACATAATACCGTTATCAGGATCGGATAAACCACTTATGTATTTCTCGTAATCCAACTCCACCCATCTGGCGTATGAGGATACATGTGGATAGAACTTGAAATAAGTCAAGTTGCTTCTACCGAACCAATTGGTCTTGGCGTCAATATCATTCTGCACAGACACACGACCTTCCCAGTCAGTAGTTATACCGGTATTAAACTTAGAATTATCACCATCGCCAAAAAGACACATGGCGTTCTCGATACCAAACTGACTCTCATATTGGGGAAAATAAGCCTCCATCGTATCCATTAACTGATCAAGCATCGTCTCCGTATGCTTCTTTCCTTCCCATCCGGGATATTGATACAAATATGTGCACTTACCCAATGACCTACCCCCTTGGAATGTAGGAAGTTGAACATCGTTAATAGTAGGATTCACGTGAGGATCACCTACCGAACACCCATTAGTACATATACCCTCATCATATAACTGCCGAACATTAGACATATCCTGACACAAGACCAAGGCGGAGGAGTCTATATCAGACGGGAATTTATCCTCATCCTGACCATCCAACCATTCCTGAACCAGATCTATGATATTCTTACCTCCACTGGAATAATTATCGAAATCACACAATACAGAGAATTTCCTTTGTGACTCGGCGTTACTTTGTATTAAGGTGGTAGGCTCGGTCTCCGTATAATCACTAGCCAGCTTATATGTAAAATCAATCCTAGAATCCACCAAAGAGTTTTTATCCAATATAGTCCTGGTCTCTATCCTCTCGATATCATCACATCCACTAGGGAAATCGGGAGCCTTTATACCGTCTTGATCCTCCGGCAATGATATAGCAGCGCATAACTCGTCAGTAATACCTACATTAGATTCTATGATATCACACAGGTTCTCTATATTATCAGCGATATAATCAATAGCATCATCTACCGTAACATCTTCCCCCATCGTGTTGATAACGAATTGGGTCTCTCCTACCGTGGCATATTCCTGCTCTACATATCTGAGTTGCTTGACATCTAGCTGATTCTTGCATTCTCCTCCAAAATCATCAAATCCCCAAGACGGGTCGTTTATGATCTTTGCCGTATTCTTAAACTGCCAAAGATGACGGCGGCTGTTCCCGGCGCACTGCGGGTTGTTCTCCAGCACCGACGCAGCCGACAGGTCGTCAGAGTTACCGTCCTCATCAACGATAACCCCCATCTCCTCCCTTGTGGCCGGACGAGGGATAAGCGGGAATCTAGCTGTCCTGTATCCTGTATTGGTAAAGAACCTTATACCCAACGGATATACCTCGTCACGCATGAAAGAGGCGTATTTAGAGCAAGCCACACCGTCTTTATACAAATTCTCCGTGGCTATAGATGTCTGCCATTTAACGAAATGACCCAAGAAGTTAACGACCGGTTGAAGATTCCATTCGTTCTCCACGGTCAAGCCGTATTGAAGAAGACGATTCCCGACAGACGTCATGCCTCTGGCTGTCTTATATACCGGTATTTCCTTGGATAACTTCTCCATGGTCGTACGCTCGCTATACTGATCCGTAAGATAATAGATAGTCCTTTCCGTTATCGGATGTATACCTTCTATGAAATACTCAAGAACCGGGCTTTGCTCACCATTAAACCCAACCGTGTTCTGTATAACACCTATCTTATAATGAGATACCTGCTTGTCTATATTGGATACAGTAAGGCGGATACCCATATTGGTTGACTTACCCCATAAACCATCACGGATAACCATATCTTGACGGTCGAATAACATGATTGGGTTGGTCAATGAGCAATATCCGGTCTTCTCTATCCCGAACTCATCGCACAACGCCACGCAGAACTGGTAGGTCCCGGCACGCAAGCTCCCCCCGAACTCCACGACCTCAGGCTCCACGCACGGGGCCGTCAGCAACGGGAACACCAGCAGCTTCTCGCAGGCCAGCCTACACCTCTCTATTGGCTTGTCATCCCCACATGTCTTATACCCATGGTAATGATACCAAAAATCACCATCATCATCCGGATTAAGAGCCTTATCGACCATAACATATCGCTGGGGATTATATCCATCGGTCCAGTATATCACCTTCCCGCATTTCTCGTCCTTGATCTCTATGTCGAATATCGGGTGATGGATGGAGAAGTTAAGACAAGGATCATCAACCCCGTCCTCTATCAGGACCTCCATCAAATCACATATCTCATCAAAACGACCATCCGACTCCTCAAGCCTCTCGCCAAGGATACGATGGATGTCCTTTCCCGATCCAGCCAATTGATCCTCCACGGTCTTGATATAATCCAATGACCGCATGAACGTGATCTTAGACGTATTATCATCCGGATTAGATAGAAAGAAATAAGTGTTATCACCAGCTATATCATTCTTATACCCAATAACCTTATAGCCATCAAATCGCTTACATAAAAGGGTACTAGGCTCGTTCTGGATCTTAAGCTGGCTTCCATCGTCACCCTCTATGGTAGCGTTCAAGGCGAAACTATATTCAGACGGGGATAGATCCTGTGGATGCTTATCCCTGTTCATCCCGGAGTCGGGAACCGCTATGTTAGAATTGTTCTGCACGATGTTATGTTTTTCGCAAAGATAACAAATCCGGCGGATAATCACTTACACGCCGGATCTTAACAAAAACTGTACGTATTATGCTAAAACATTCAAATCACGCGAATATAAAAAAATCCTCCTAACTTTCACAAGTCAGGAGGAAGACTAAACACTTAAAACGTCTCGTGGTAAAGCACAAAAACATAATAATTACGAATTTCCACCCATGTAGTTCGATTGCTTATCGGCATCCTCTACAGATATGTAAAAGAAACCGTTAGTCACGTATCTCTCATTGACATCCACAAAATCAGTAGATCCTTTGTCCACTCCTTTCTTCGATCCCTCATCACACACAGCTACCAGACTATTAAAGTCATTGGAATAACCTACGATCACACCGTGTATATCCCGATTTCGAGGATCGAATACGTACCTCATCTTACACCTATCGTAAGCTAACTCTAAAGAGCTTTTGCTTAACCTCTCATCTAATCCAGCACCCGCTACCAAGGCCAAAACGCTCTTTGATATGTCACTCATGGTGGTATCCTTGGTCGGAGCCTTAGGCATAGAAACGCCTTCCATGACAAAATCCAACGCCTTATCTACAAGGCCATCGAAATCATCATCTCTTATATAATCCTTAAGCACCTCCAGTATATATAACCGGACATGGAGTTCGTTATTTACATCATTTAAAGTTATCATGATCCTAGTTTTCGGCAAAGCTAGATTATTCCCACGCAATAAAAGATCAAATATGTCATAAGTGAAGGATTAAAAAAAATAAAAAAACTCTCCTATCCTCACGAACAAGAGAGCCGATGTGTTTATATTATGAAGAAAAATCTATTCACCTATTCTTACAATACAGTCACGAGATTCCTTGTTATAGATCATCGTGCCTACCTTAGAATACAAGGTCTTTATATTTTGCCAATTATCCTCACCATGGGCGGATACGTTAGTGGGAGCGTCACCGGTATAAACCTCCTCGCCTCCGACATTGACAAAATCATATCCACGTTTCTCCATAGAACCGCCCTTATATGCCGTGAACCTGATAGTGACATTACCTTTCTCACGACCACCATACCAGTTACCGTATATACTGCATCTGATCTCAAGAGGTAATTTATCATAATTATCACCATCCAACAACGGTCCCATCTGGATCAAAGCTGCCTCATTACCCGATTCCATGTTATCACCACCATGGATGAGATAATCACCTACCCGTTCCTGCGTGGTCTGGTACTGTTTACTCCAACCAACCAGCTTGCCGTCAACGTCTGGGAGGCCGGTGTTGTCGAAACCGGTTGCCGTGTCAAAGTCAATGCCGTCCTCGTCAGCCCAGATATACCTAAGCACAAGGTAATCGAACTCCGGGATGATCACCACCGGGACGGACTCCTGCCTGCACACGAACGTCTTCTCCTCCTTGGTTCCCTCTTTTATAACCTTATACGTTACCTGACGTATCTCACCAGTCTCATTGATATCAGCGGTAACCTTAACCTCAGCAGGACCAGTACCACTTGTCTTATCTAAATGTATCCAATCATTTTTCTTTGCCATATTATCTTTTTTTCTTTTTAAAAACGTATATTCGCGTCATAATCGCGGGGTGGAGAAGAGGTATCTCATTAGGCTCATAACCTAAAGATCGAGGGTTCGATTCCCTCCCCCGCAACTAAACCAATTTGATATACTTATCAAAAGCATTGGGCCACATCCGCTCATAAGACAACATCCTTCTCCTATTATCCTCAGCCAGTTCCCGATAATCATTTAACGTGATCATCGACATCTTAAGCTCCTTCATAGCCCTAGCGAACTTACCCGGTTCCTGTTGGGCGTATAGCTTATAAGCGTCACCAGCGCCCTGTACCAAACCGTTCACGGCAGCGTTCTCAAAGATCTTCATCTTGATATACGTCTCAACATAATCCTCAAGGTATCCTAACGCCGTTTCAGGTATATATGGAAGACCGTCATCATCCTTAGGCGTAGCACGATATATGATATAAATAAACCCGTCAAACCCGGTATACATAATATTGCCGGATATAGTTATATCATAATTATCCCAATCGTGCTTATCCCGATACTTGTCAGCGGCGCAATCACGCCTCAACCCACGACCTATCGATAATCTTACAGGATGATGGTAATGGAAGCGAACCTCATGAGACCCGATATATATCTTCTCCGTGATCGTCTTCTCAAACTCCTCCTTACAGCACTCGGTGCAGGAGTTCCAACGGAAACCGCGCTCGGTGCGCTCGACCCAGCCGATCTCGTGTTGGAGGTCAGCCTTAGCCTTGTCGCCGCCCGGTATCTCGCAAACCAGAGGCTCACATCTATAAGCGTCAAGCATGTCGAAAAAATCGGAAGGCAATACCGCCTGTTTATTACTGGTCTTGACAACCGCCTCTGACATGACCGCTATAACACCCCCGAACCTTTTCAAGGCGATCTCAGCCCACCTATAAACAGACGAGGTATCTATAGCCCCGCTATCATCGTATTTATGTAAATCGGCCTTGATCTCGGCCAATAGCCCTTTTATAGTCATATTTAAGTCTTTTGCACAAAGATATGTATTTGAATCCGTGATACAAAAAAAATCCAGTCTACCCTCACGGGCTAACTGGATCACAAAAACTTCTACAGCTTATAAACCCATTTAACTCCAAATACCTTACTCTCCGACTCAACCTCCCGGTACAAGAACTTATACCTCCTACCTGATTCCATAGCCAATCTACACTCCTTATTCAACGCCGGAGAAATATAGAGATGGAAATACTTGTTCCGAGGCATAAAATCAATACACGTATGGACATAAGAATATCCACCAGTTCCACGTCTGTTAATAGTACCGGTAAGCTTATTTAGATATATCTTACGATTAGGATTGATCTTATGGCACAGATAACCGATGTTGTTTATATAAACCCCACCCTCATTATCCAGATACTTATCACGTATGACCTTCCATATCAAGGACTGACATTCGAGAATATCATTCTTGTCCACAATCGTATGTTTCCTTCTCTTGCCGTTCTTAGACATAATAGATCTATAAAAACGGAGAAAGTACTGATCAAGTATTTTAAATGACTTTGTTTTCATATCACAAATATAACGATTTCATCCTAATACAAGAAATTTATACACAAAAATACACCGCCTGCACCAAGGACGAGGCAAATAGGATAGCCGACAATAACCTACAATCCGATGGTATCTCTTACGCTAATGGCTTGGCGCAGGCCGATAGATGCGATTGCCTCGAAACATGGAGCGCTTACGCTAGCGGAAGTTTTAATGGACAATGCTTAAGTATATCCGTAAGCTATGATAATCCATGTGGTAAATCTAAAACAGCATCATTTGATGTGTATTATACTAGATCTGAACCATCTGGAGATGTAGAATATTTCTCTACCACTAAAACAGTCACCATACCATCCGGATCGGGAACGATATCAGGCGGAAGTGATTGTGTTAGCAATGCTACAAGCATGTATGTATCTAATCCAAGTCAAGGTGGAGGCTGTTAAAAACAAAAAGGAGAGGTTGATTATCCTCTCCTTTTTATATAAACCTAAGATCTTTTCTCTTAGTATGATTTAATATCCTACTAATATGTCTGGTACTTAATCCCGTTCTTTCCTTTATCTTATCATAGATATAACCCTTGGATACGTAAGCCGACATATCTCCCAGATCTTTTATAATCTTGTCATACATATCGTGCACCTCATTATATCTTATAATAGAGCTGTCTCTCATCCCTCTTTCGCCTATACCGTCAACTATGGCGTCATTGAAACCAAAGAAATTGATTATTGATCTTATTAGATTCATGTTATTGAATTTTTTGTGTTTTCTTATTAATATCCATATCCGGGTTCTCATCCGTAGGGATCTGCAATTTGGTTACAGTTTCCCTTAATGTTTCGGAAACCACATATTCAAGAAGTTTGTCTGGGCATATGAAATCATAATCCCATTGAGATGTACATGGCTTATCTTTTTCAGCTCCACATCCCCCTAGCTCTAACGCCGCTTTTCTGTCGAGAGTTATAAGATCAACATTTATAGCCTCTATGTTAATATCTGGTATATAGATATATCCATCATTGACATAATAATAGTATTGATCTATATTCCCGTATTTACGTTCCTTGTTGTTAGCGTATTTTCTTAACGATATGGAGGTAAATATAATATCATCCATGATATTTGATACTTTGATGATAGCCGGACCTATACGGGTATATATCATATCGGGCAATCTTTTCTTGGATCTCATAAGTATCCTGCATAGTTTAAACTCATCAAAACAACAATCAATTTTCCGAACCCTCTCCATCTCCATGCAATTGATATGAGTATACAGTGATTCCTCGCCGAACAAGGTTCCATCAGCATACTTCTGGGCTATATATGATCTTGCCTTTTGTCTTCCTATGGATAATATCCATCTCCTACTGACATGAGCGTCCTTATTGATGGAGTTCATATCATTTATGATTCTAGATACAAATTCTGAATTTTTCATATGCTAAATACTGAGGAGGGGATATACCCCTCCGGTTGTTACTTCTTTTTCTTAACCTTGCCTCCACATTTCAATTGAGGTTTCTTTTTCTCGGAGACCTTGCCTCCATTAGCCATTTTCTTTTTCTTATTGCAAGCCATAACTTAATGTATTAATATTAACGATACAATATTAATGATTTTAATTAATAGATAAACAATGCGCATTGAATAAGCTAAACTCACATCGATTCAGACGGTATCTCTTACGCTAATGGCTTGGCGCAGGCCGATAGATGCGATTGCGTGGAGC